GAAAAGACCCGTTACCTGAGTTGCGCAATTTATGGGCAAAAGGACTGGTTAAGAATTGTAGAACTTTAAATGATTTAGGCTTTATATACAATGGATAAGGAGTTAATAGAAAAGTTAGTTGCACAAGGCAAGGCTTATGTACTTGACTTGCGAGGTGGTAGTGTTCCTTATAAGGAAGGTAATGCAGCGGCAGTTGATTTTTACTGTCCACAAGATGTAGTGTTGAATATGCCTTGGGTGAAAATGGGTAGAGGTCACATCAACCTACATTTAGGAATTGAACTTCCTAAAGGCGTTGGCTTGGATATTCGTTCACGTTCTGGCTTTACTGACAAAGGTTTGGAAGTTGATGTGGTCTTTATTGGCAAGAACGAAACACAAGTTGGTTACATGACTAATGTTAGAGCGGACATTGATATTTGTCTAGGTCTTGTCGATGAAGACTATAGAAACGATATTGGTGCGCTTTATAGAGTTAATTCCGACCGTTATATGCCAACAAAGGATAGCAAATTCAAACTAGATTCAGATTACGAATATTATGTTTTCGTAGTCAAGAAAGGTACTCGTGTTTGCCAGGGTGCATTCCGCAAGGTAGAAAATCCAGATTGCATACTTGGAGAGTTGAATATGGAAAATAATCGTGGAGGAGGATACGGACATGGTGGAACAAAATAATAATGAATGTTGCGAATATGCTAACAAGTATATCTTTGAGATTAGACATTTGGCAGACATGATTGAATGCAAGGATAATGCCGCTTTCGTGTCATCTCTAAGGGAGGACTTCGGAAAGCTCGGATTATTTTCAAGCGCAGCCAATTTCCTTCGTCTTATGTATGAGATTCGAGCATCTTCTGAAGACAAAGAAACCTTACGAAATCATATCAGCGTAATGGCGATGGAAGCCTTGCTTACGCTCTCTTGGTATATTGTTTCAGATTATAACGACATCATCGGGTCGCAAATCGAGCTTTTCAAAACCAAGAACAAGCGGTATGGAAACGCATTTTCGGAATGTTTTGCTAAAGATGGTTATCCGTATGCCTTCGGTCATTTGCAAGAGAAGATTAATCGTATTTGCTCTTTGCTGACTTTGAACGAGGATGCTAAAGAAGAGCCTGTCCTAGACAGCTATAAAGATTTATTGGGGTATTGTATTTTAACGCTTATCGAAATAAAATGAGATACCGAATAACAAGAATAGAAAAAGTTATCAATGGGCAGAGTTCGTTTGAGCACTGCTCGTTGATAGTTTCTAACATAGAAAAGTTTAGGAAACAAATAGATGCAGACGAGGTTAACTTCGTCTATGAAATGTTGGATTAAAAATAGAAAAGAATGAAAGAACCAGACATTGAAATGAATCTAAAGAAAATCATGGAACGCATAAAATGGATTAGAGAAACAAAGGCCATCTTATCCAAGGAAGAAATAAGTCTTTCCATTCCATTGATGCAAGATTTATCGCAAGTAGGCAATATTTACGATAAGTTTATGAGCTATCATGCCGGACGAAATTCCACAATGGTACGCAAGCAATTTATCTTTGTTATTCTTTATCTTTATTCTCCTAGTGCCCTTGGCGGTTCTAAGATGAGAAGAGGGTTAAGAGAAAAAATCGCTAAGGTTTTGGGGTGTACATGTTCTAATGTAAGCCATGATTACAAAAACATCAGTTTCTATTATGTTACTTACCGAAGCTTCCGTAATGACGTGAATGAGATATTGGATAAGCTATTAATAGATTTGGGTTTAAAAGAGATAGGGGAAGAATAACTTCCCCTACCCTTTTTAAAGCAATCGCAACTCTTGTTTAATACCAAGCTTTTTTGACTCTTTATTAAAGAACTCTAATTTACGTTTTACTTTATCTTTAAATTCCTCGAACAATGCAATTAGAGCCTCTTGCTCGGTATCAAAAAGTGATTCCTCTCTAATTGTATGCTGTTTAGTTCGTTCACAATAGTCGGGTTTGTATTTATAATCTATCCACCAACCCGAAGAATTAAATTCATTCCCCTCGAACCAAGATACGTTGCAGCATCCCTTTACTATACAGCGTTGTGGGGCTTCAAACCATCCATCAATATACCAAGCAATATCACCATTCTTATATTTGGGTATTGGTCTTTCCTCTTTGTTCGTATATTTATATTTCTTCATATTCTCTTTTTTATTACTTATAGAAATCCCTATTATAAATACCTGAAAGCCTTTGCATATCTTCCTCTGTTATGGAGTATTTGTAGTTTAACTGATATTGAATATAGTCTCCATACTCCACATCTTTACATGGGAACAGCTTTCCGTTATCAATTCGTTTGAATATTATATTATAATCTGTCCTCACTCCCTTGTTAATAATTGAGAAGTGACTTCCTACAGACTCTCGTTTATCTATTACTTCATACCAAAAAGTTTTACCTTTATGAGACCTATCATTAATACCCATATAAGCAAAAATTCCTAATATAAAAAGAATAAATAAAAGCTTAAAAAAATAGTTATCTTTTTCCATACACTTAACTCTTTATTATTTTTAAATACTTCAACTTTGCGAATCGGTATGATTCATACACCTCATCTACATTCACACCTGTATTAAAAGCAAGAATACATCCTTTGTCATCGTAGAACCCAAGGATAATATACTTTTCTTCTACATACCCTGCAACGTATGCACCAATATCATTACCTTTATAAAGAACAGGCTCTCCACGATACGCATAAAAAAAATCTTTATTTGTCATACGCTATCGCTATTTAGTTCATCAAAATCAAACCACTCTATCTTATCGTAGCACTCGTACAGAACTTCTATACGCTGTGTTCCATCACCTCTTGTGACAACCCATATATCGTCACTCATTGCTCCATAATGAAGAGCCGTAGGATTTACGCCACCTCCACTATATCGGAACATTACCCACTTTTTTAATGGTGGCTTCTCTTCCTTTAGGTCGTGCCATAATGATGCAGCATTCACGTAAGGAACGTTTTCTGTATCACAATCGGTAACACCAATCTTTTCTGTACTGAACGTTACCCCGTTCAGCTCATTGTAATCTACCTCATCTTCATTGCTACAGATATTGAGATAAATCTTCTTAGGTAAATTCTTTATTTTCATATCCCTTAAACTTAATTTATGAATATTTACCAATTCCAAATGTCAGCGTATCTTTCATCTGGTGGTGTTTTAATCTTTGGAAATATAGGAGTATTGCTGATAACACGATGGTCGCAACTTCCTGTACTTCCACTAGTAAGTGGCTCTCCGTTACAGACTAATCTATATTTACATTCATCACATTGTATGTAATTCATATCACTTAAATTTAATGATAAAAAACTCGGTATCAAGCCACTTGTCGGGGCATAAGCCTTCCTTAGGTTTGCCGATGGTGATACTCTCAATCTCCTTTTCGATTCGTGGACTATCCTTGCGGTAGCCATTAATGAAGAGGACGTGGGTATATGGCTTGTATTCCGGCTCACCTGTCACACAACAATAACCGCCGTACTCATCAAAAAGCACTTCGCCGCCTTCGGCTTGCTGGTTTACAAGTCGGGATGCCCAATACAGCTTTATCTCCCGATACTCTTCATCCTTTCTTTCGTCAGCAATCATATCGAACCACTGCTTGCTGACGGATAGGGTCAATACTTTCTTTTCCATACTCAGAATGTTTTATCATTATGTTACTGTCTCTTCTTAACTCAGCCATAAACTTTCGCTTGTCCATTAGGTTCGGCTTGTAGTCCGTCTTATGGCATCCACACTGACCAACACGAAACCAATAGTCTATCTTTCCGAAAGGAACAGGCTTGGCGTTTGCGAAACTATACTTCTTTTTCATTCTTCATCTTTTTTTCTTAAAAATATGTAACCATTACCTGTATATACAGGTCTGAGGGCATAAACTCTTCTATCTAAATACTCTATCATCTTTGCTTCACGTTGCGAAGAGAGACGTGGGCACTGACAGAACTCGTCCGTGTCGTTAAAGTCGTATATGACTTGCATAATTTTGCGTACTATATCATCTTCACTCATTCTTCCACCTCCTCCCAGTCTGTTGCAAGAATATCATCCAAGGAGAAGAAATGCCAATAATGTGGTACATTATGGGTGAATGATTCTATGGAACTTTGTTGGTACAAGATGGATATTTCTTTATACTTGTTTATAGACAAACTAAAATAACAGCCGTTTCTTCTCACTTTCTTTCCCTCCTTCATTCTTCTCAGAGCCTCCGAGAAGTCAAATATTTCCTTGCTCATTATAATTTTGCTTTAAAGTTGTAAATTGGTTTAATAACATCAATGACATCAACCGTAGGTTTGATTAACTCAACAATCTCTTCGGTTGGCTTGTATGCCATAGGTGCTTCATCAATGGTTTCTTCACAAACTGATGTGGAATAAATACCATTCATTTCATTCTTGTAAGAATCCATAGATAACTCTTTCTTTGCCTGTGTACGAGACATTAATCTACCTGCGCCATGAGGGGCAGAGCATAGCCAATCTTTGTTACCTTTTCCCTTGCAGATAAGAGAACCATCACGCATATTCATTGGGATAATGACTACCTCATCTTTTTTTGCACTGATAGCTCCCTTTCGCAATATACCCTTGTCTGTATCTATATAGTTGTGAATGGTTGTAAAAGAATACTTATCTGAATTAGCATCAATATCTACACCTAAAGCATTTACAAGTCTGTTGGCGATAATCATTCTGTTTTGTTCAGCATATTTTTGAACTATGCGCATATCATTGAGGTAGTCATTGAGCAAATCACCTTCCAAGTAAGAAAGTTCCTTGCTTATATTTTTAGTACCTAATGACTTGATAACACTCTGTATCTCATTTTCTCTGCCTTCGCTTTTTAGCTTGGCAATAACCTCCGACTTATCGGCAGCCTTCTTGTGGCAATACTGGTAAGCAAGGTTTTGGTAATAGTTGCATACCCTAACACCAAGGTTTCTACTTCCTGTATGTATCACAAGAAACTTCTCTCCTTCTTCATTTGCATCTAACTCAATAAAGTGATTGCCACCGCCAAGACTTCCAACAGAACGATATACTATTTCCATGCTGTCAAGACAATCCCAAGCACGGAATTTGCCAAACATACAACCATCAACCAATCCGTTTATGTAGGCTGATACTTCTCCCTCGTTGACATTAAAACCAGACGGAATCAACTTATTGACTGCTTCATCAAATTTCTGCAAGTCAATATCAACTTTACCAAGTCTAACGACTTTCATTCCGCAACCTATATCTACTCCTACGGTGTTAGGAACTACTCTTTTGTCCAGCTCTATCACCGTGCCAATAGTACAGCCTTTACCTGCGTGACAATCTGGCATTATTCTTATTTCACAACCAGAGTAAGCATCGCTATTGGATAGAACTTCTATCTGCTTGATAGCTTCATCTTCTATTGTCTTTGCAAAGACCTTTGTAAACTCATTCATATCTCATTTCTTTTTACTTGTTAAACTTATCGCCTTGGTGATTCTATGGTCTTTTTTACCAACAAAACCATAGCATATTTTGTACTCAAAATCTCTTAATCTTCTGTACCAATAATCACTTGCCGTACTTAGATGACGAGCTTGCTTCATTATCTTCTTTGCCAACCTAATCTTCATACACCAACCAACATTCCAACCAAATGATGGACGTGCTTATCGAAAGCAATTCCATACTTAAACATTTCCTCAAAAAGCATAAGACGTTCCTCGTTGGTAGCCAACCGAGTAGATTTCTTTTTATCCTCGGTCATTGTAAAATGAGAGCCTACCATTAAATTCTTAGCTTCCTTGTGAAGATAAAGATAACAGAAGAGATTGTGACACTCTGGTCTCCAACGCTTACATAACACAATCCAATAATTATCTATCACAACTATATTGCCTTCGGCTACAATATCTTCAAACATATTCTTTTTCATAAGCTACTTCTTTTTACGACAAGGGCAACTTTCTGCGTGAACAACGCAAACACCATGTTTCGTGTCCACAACCAGATAATCGTGTCCTTCCTCAGTGAATACTGACATACCAATCTTCTTTGCAGGTTCATTGCTATTAGCCAAAGAGCGAATGCCCTCAAAAATCAATGCTCCTACAAACAAACACAAGACAAACCAAACGGCTGACTTGATTAAGTTTAAAATCTTATTCTTCATACATTCTATTATTCCATATATTCATACACTCAACGAACTCTTCGACTTCTTCTATACTATATAATAGTAATGCTTCCATCTTCGTTCCAGTGCTGATTACTTACATCTACCATAGCTTTATCTTACTTCTTATCGAATTTATTGCCAACAACATAAACTTCAAATAAATTAACAAATGGCTCGTAATTGTCAACTTTATCTAAACTCTTGAAGGCAAATGTTCCTTCTTTTTCAATATAAACTACCTCATAGAGATTGTCTATACATAATAAGTCATAGCTATCATGCACTATATCGCCTTCCCAAATTTCATTGCAGTCTTCGTCCATCATTCCTGTGAACTGACAGACTGTTTCTGGAATTACTTCGTAAGGAGTTAAATAACATCTATCATCTTTATCACTTTCTTTACGATGAATATACGCTATTCCCTGAGAGTATGTAAGTGAACCCTCTACCCATTCCCCGTTATCAAGACGTTTAGCCTTAAACTTTATATATTCTATTCTCATATGCTATAATTGCTTTAATTTATTGAATATCTTGGCAAAGCGGTGCATGTAATCAAAGTTTACGCTTTCACCATGCTCACTCACCATTCTATTATACAGCCAACGTAGATGCTCAGCATCCTCGTGGAACTCTTTAATATCTTGCTCGTCTAAGATTATTTGTTTCTTCATACTACTTCTCCTTATCGAATTTATTGCCAACAACTTTTGCATAAGTTATTACATCATTACCCAAACTACCTACACATTCGTGAAGAGGAATACCTATATAGAGACCTTCCTTTCGCGCCAAGAATGTGCCTTCATTAAAAGTAACAACATACTTAATATTGTCATCATCAACATCCTGTAGAATATCGCCTTCCCAAACTTCATTGCCTTTGCAGTCTTTCAGTCCTGTGGACTGACAAACAGTATCTGGGTCAACTTCTCTTTTGTTACAGATAGAATCCTCATACCATTCAATAAATGTTCCGAAAGGCGTCTTTACCAGAGAACCTTTCACCCATTTATCATCACTCAGTTTCTTTGCTTTAAACAAAATACTTCTCATTTTTATTTAATTTTGTGAGCAGTACTATTAGTATGCTCTATATGTTCATTATTACAACAATATGGATAGAAATATTTATCTGCTCCATACATAAGTTCTTCTATAATATCATCGTCACTATCTTTGCACTTAGAGTCAATAGTAACTCTAATATTTACTTCAAATTCTCTTGCCATAACTATTTATTCAATTTCAATCTTTTTAATGTAGTATTCACGTGAACCATTTTCTTTACTATAATGGTCTTTTGGTATTTTTGAACGTGCCTTTTCTAATGTACTAAATATTAACTGCGTTGGCTCATCTTCGCCTTCACAGAAACCGCCACTAACATAGGTACGTTTACACCAAATTTGATACAATATCATACTCAATCCTCCAATTTTATATTATGTTTATCTGCGAAACTATCTTCTGCCTCTTCACAAAACTGACCTTCGCAAAGTGATTCTGGGAGTGTTCTGCTAGTATAATACTCTCGGCAGCATAACTCACAGATTTCTTTTTCGTAATTGTATCTTAATTCTTCTCTAGTCATTATTCGCCATCCTTTCTGACTAAATAGTCATACATAGGCTTACGGTTTCTACGATATTCATTACATATCTTTTCTGCCTCTTCCTCTGTATCGCAAGTTGCAATAACTCTATCGGGATATGTATCCCAATATCTAACTACTTTAAATTTTGTCATAATCAATCCTCCAATAATTTAAACTCGGCAATAGAGTGATAAAAATCACCATTGCCATATACGTCACAACTATATGATTTACAATTAACAGAAACCTCAAAATAGTTACCATCATCGTGTGTAATCTCTACTTCATTTGGTAGGATATTTTCCTTGAAGTACTCAGCAGATTGGATATTATCCATAGGCTCTTCAGTCATAAAGGTTACACACTTTTCGTTGATTATATCTTCTATAATCATAGGCTAATCCTCCAATTTTTCAATAGGTTTCCAATGAGTGATATTGAACGCAATAGCACAAAGAAATCCATTTTCATCTGTATTCCAACCTTTGCATTTAGTTCTACTTGTCTTCAATACAATTTTAGGAGTTTCTTTATTTGTTACCAAAACGCTTTCATCGTAAGGAGGCAACCCATCCTCAACAGATACCCAGTCTGACTTGGAGAGTTCTTCCAAAGCTTCTTTCAAACAACAAATGCAATTATTCAAATATGTCTGTCTATTTTCATATTTGCGTAAAATTGCTAAATGTTTTGCTTCTTCTATCAGCTCTTTAACTTTCTTCTTATCCATAGTTACAAATTAAAATATTCACGTATCTGCTCACCTGTCATGCGATATACCTCAGATATTCGACAGTCTCTAATTGAGCTATCCCAGGCACTGGTATGTTCATCATTACAACTACCATCAGCAACACGCTCTACGGCTTCTTCTGGCCCTGTTGCAAAGTCAACGCTTAGAAGTTCCTTTTCCTCGTCACTAAGCCCTTTTCCTTCCAAAGCAATATTTAGAGCGGTTTGCAACTCGTAATGAGCTTTATCTGAATAGCCTATAGCCTTACCAATATGACTATTGATTGATTTCTCTTTCTTATCCATACTTCCATTTTCTCTTCTTCCCCCCTCCCTGTTGCCAAGTAGAGGGTGGTTAGTTTATTTAAATATACTTTCAAAATTCCAATTATCACCATCGCAACAATCAGATTCTTCTACTCTTGACTTATCAACATCACAATATAAGACGCCATATTGTCGTTTTATATGCTTACAGTTGATACAAGCTGGTATTATTTCCATATTACTATCTATTTATATCCTTTGCAGGATGGTTAATCATAAATCATAACACAATCATTGTACACAGATACTTCAGATATACTTAAAGGATCTCCGTTTTCTTGTGTTCCATGAGAATAAGGAAAGCAAACTTCCATAGTCTTATCCTCAACTTTTGATAATTCATTAATCAATTCTTCTACTGTCATATTCTATATATTTATTCCCGAAGGTGGTTAAAAAAACAAATACTCGTCACAAGGCTCTCCAACATATTCTCTTGCTTCATCTATGGTATTAAACACCTTTCGTGCCACATAGATGAATGGAATACAACCGAATAGCATATTGTCTTGAACTATGTATCGCACTGGATGTAACTTTCCAATAATTTTTTTTGTCATATCTGCGTCTTTATTTTAAACATTTAACAATACTCTTTTGAGCTTTATTCGCAAATTCTCTTTTAACTCTTTAGCTTCACTCCAAGGTGTATATGTTGTGGTATAAAAATTATAACTACGTTCATCTACACAATGTAAGCCTGTTATTAGTAATTCTAACTCTTCGTTTGATAATACAACATTTTTATCCATACTGCTATTATTTATGCCTGAAGGCGGTTAGTTACTTTAAATAATTATTTTTAATTTATCTGGTAATTCAAATTGAATTTGAAATGTTCTACGTATAGGATAGCCTTGATTTACATACGTCTTACCAAGATAAGCAGTAGTTGCAATACTTGCATATCCTAAATTACCATTGCTCTCATAACAAGTTACATCACAATTATCATATACTGTGTCTATATCTGCTATGATTTTTCTGAGTTCTCCTAATTTCATATCTCTATACTTTTATTCTTATAATTATTATACACATCACATGGAAGAGTACAATAACAATATCTCGAATCTGATTCTTGACACTCTTTATATTTATTAAAAGGACACTTAGCCATACCTACACCTCCATTCCGTGATTAAGGTCTAGACCAAAAAGAATGTTTTGTAATTCAGACACATACTTTAAACCTTCTTTAATAGTACTTAAAATATCATCTTTTTTAAACCCTACTAAAATATCGTAAGTATAGTCATGATTTTCATAAGCCCATACTTCTTGATGATTATTTAAATCAAGTTTATAATATATTTTAGTCTTTCTCCAACCATTCTTTTCTAGAATTTCTGAAGTAAGAGGAATTGGCTTAATATCTTTGTAATTTATAAGAGCTAAATTAAGTGCAGATAAAGACCTAATATTCCAATGCCCTTCATCATCTTTTTGATAAACCAAGTCTCCTGGAATGTATCTTAATTTATTCATATGTTTTATTCTTTATTATTCATTATAAGAGCCATATCATGCACTTTGTGACACATTTGGCAAACATCTTCAAGACTCCTTGTGTCCCAATTATAGTACATTCTTCCGTGGTCTTCGGTTATTACTACAACCTGTCTGTCACGTAGGATTCGCCATATCATTTTCAACTTCTGTTTCATACGCTTTACTCCTTAACTTCTTCAAAGATTACATTCTTATTATCCTTACGTAGTTTAGAATCGCATGGGTATTTCCTCCAAACTTCACAAGCACTATTGCCAAAAAAGAAACAACCATAGCAAGTTTCTTCCTCGGTTTCAGTAATCTCCAAGACTACTCTTTCTCCAACTTTAAACTCTTTCATACGCTTAGTCTTTTATATATTCATTCACTTCATCCAAAACCTTTGTCAACAGGTTCTTTAGAATCTTCAATTCATCATTTGAATATGTAGCTATTGGATAACCATCAAGGGTAATATCACCACAACTACGACTTATCTTTAACGAGTGTTTATTTTCTTTCATTTTTTACCTCGCTTTCTATTAAAAAGTTTCTGACCATACTCCTTTGGTGAAGTTGTATTGACTACAAAATTATCAGGAAACTTTGGTGCTATTTGATAAAGGTAACACCCATCAATATCACGATATATCATTGTTTGCCTCCTTTCTTGATTAAATCAAGTAAGTCTTCCACGAATGCCCAATCAGTAAAAGTATATGCTCTAACTCTAATTTCCCACATTTTTTGATATGTGTAGCAAACAGTTTCATTTAACATAGCGTTCATATTACTATTCGCTTTTGAGAATGCTAGAATCTTTCCGTTATCATTTCTAGGAACTTCGCTAGCAGGACGAAGCAATTCATTCAAATCGTTCAAGAACTCATTGATAGCCCACTTAGCACCTAGTCCAATAGCTTCTTTGATGTCCCCCTCATAGAACATTTCTTCCTTTTCATCATTGTTGAAGACTATCTCTTCGCCATTTAACAGAAATCTATCTTCATAGATTTCTTCCTTGGCAGCTTCTATTTTCTTATCGTCTATCATAACTTACTTCTCCTTTAAACGTTCTATTAATTTATCTGCGATTTTGAAGGCAGAATTAACAACACTGTCATACGTAGAGTTAGGACGTTGTACAAGACCTGCTGCAACATCTTTTGCTATCTCATATCTTCTCTGCTCCCAAATGTTTTCTTCGTTATCATTATTCTGGGTAAAGCTTGAACAAAGTATTACATCCTCCTCATTTTGATTGGGTCTTTTGCTACAAAAAAAATATCTGGAGCAGTAACTACATAATCCTTTCATCCCTCACCTCCTTTCCACTCACCAGTCGTTCCTAGTAGATGTGCTGTCTCTTCGTTGTAAGGAATACATTGATTCCAACCACAACCATTACAACAATAATAAAAATCGCTATCTTTATAGCCAAACAAGCTTACTTGCCATGCTTGGCTTCCAAAGTCTCTGACAAGCACCTTATCAAATGGTTTTAGCTCAACCTTTGGCTTCAAATCAACAATAGCTTTCTTATCACTATCCCATCGTTTGCCTTCCTTTTCGAGAGCTGAGAAGAACTGTTTTTTCTCTTCTTCTGTAGCAAATCTATACTCTTCAGATGATTCCACCTCATCGTCAAACAATAATCCAAACATTTCATTTAGAGAAACATAGAAACAAAGGGTATGCTTATAAATCTTTCGGCATATTGCTACTGATTTTCCATATACCACTATATCCCCATCCTTGAACTCAAGCTGCTTTTCAATCTCCAAAGTTTCAAGATTGAGTTTACCACCTAATCTCTTCTCTAGAGTGTTGATGTAGGTCTGAGAAGAATCTTTGTTATCTTCAATATGATAGTCTTGTACATTCCGCATTTCCAAACAAGATATATGTCTCTTTTTACTTACACTAATCCAGTGTTTTCCTTCAAATGTAGTATAATCATTTTTTGAGAAACCCTTAAAGATTATATGGCTGTCGCCATCATTGCTAACCAGCACATCGCCCTTCTTCCATGCGAATTTGCGCCAGTCTCTCATTTTCTTTGAGGGAAGGAGTATCTGTAAGCCGTCAAGCCATCCCCTTAGTGTTCCAAGTTTAGAATAACCAAAAAGCTCATTATAACCTCCTTTGTCCCTTGTACACCAAATTGAAGTTTCAATTTCTGTTGTTTCAACGTTATCAAACTCTACATCTATATTATGCAACCAGTCATACAACTTAGTTCCTTGCGGTTTATCCTTTAAAATAGCCGCTATATTAATTTTTATCTCCATATCACTTTATTCTTTTAAATTGAACAGCCTTTCCGTCTTTTCTGTCGATTGCGACACACTTAAAATCTCCACAAACTTTTTCATAAATGCCGGTACATATCTCATCGAAAAAACAACCATTGCATTGTTCTTTCTCTGCCTCAACCACCTTCAAGACGATTTCTGAGCCAATAGATAAATCTTCCATAACTAAACCAATTTTTGCGTTAAACAATACTGGTAGTAACTCATACTACCAACGTTTTTTGATATTTTTGGCAGCTCACCATCATAAGGAGTGACTTTCAAGCCATCAATGAAATCAGCATTCTCAGTTGATACCTCAGTATTATGCTCATTCATAAACACCTTTTGCGCTGTCGTAGAATGGCTTTCTGCTCTTAATTTACCGAGTGACCGCCAAACTTGTTTACGATGGATGAACAATCCATGCAAAGGAATAGTTCTTACTTCTACTTTTGTTCTCATAACCATAAACTTGCTTTATAAAGATTAAACCATACCTTATTACTCTGTTTACTCTTGTAAACATTACCTTCAAGGTCGAAATAAACACGTTTCTTTTGATTGAACTTCTTCATCATTGGCTGATTATCCTTGTATGTCGTTACATCATACTCAATCAATGAAGAACCACGTTCATTCTTTGTTGGAGGATAACCTGATTCTCGTATGAAACGTACCTCAAACTCTTTATTTCCAATTTCAAAATTTGCTGTAGCCATACCCTTAACCATTTAAAGATGATAATAACTATTTGATACCCTTGCGCCCAAATCGAAGCAGCCCACAGCATCCGGCTTTAAGAAGCGTTTCTCTAACTTCTCCAAAGCCACTTTATACTTTTGCTCCATGTGCTTGCAATGTAGTCTCTGAGCTAATTTAAGTTGCTCAACAACACCCTTGCGAGCAACTCTATATTGTTTATCGGACATCATAGCCTTATTCGTTCACATAGTTGATTACTTGCTCTTGACCTTGCTCATGCAAGTTATCGAAAGCGTCTTCTATAACTTTAGCTACTTGGTCGCCATTTAGGTTCTCCAGCATTTTGCTTACTACCTCTATCTGCTGGTCTGTTGCTAAAGAGCAAAACTTGTCAATAAGAAAACTCTTCTGTGCATGGACGAGCATATCATCGAATAAATCCGATACATCTACACTAACTTTATAATATGCCATAATTTGAAATTTTAAAAGTAATTAGTTGTACCACACATCATTTGGTATAAGAGCCAATTTCCATCCATACTCTAGTTCATACCTTAATATTTCAAGGTCGTGACTCATTACAGATGAAAGACCTACAAACTTATTTTCGTACTCCATATCCAAACCATTTAGTTACCATACTTGTAATGCAAATAATTATCCTCTGAGCCGAAATAAAGCTCGGTATCGCTCATATTTGCCTCCATCAAGTCATTCTCTACATCTTTATAAGAAGGCACGCAATCCTTAACTCTTTGGCAGAACAAAGGATATTTTGAAGACACGTCTTCTCCGTCTTCATTATAGATATTAATCTTATCTACATTGTAATATGGATAAGAAGAAATATTTCCATATGAATGGATAACCTTTCTACTCTTAACGGACACCACGATTTCAGCAGGTTTGTTAATAGCATCAAACTCGCAAGTAAAATCATCAAGCTGCGCCTCAAAAGCCGCATCATTAAACTTTTCAGATAAGTTTTCAAAAAACTTTTTCATTTTCTTATTACAGTTTTTGTGGTGTGTCTCACCATTTTTAATTAGTAACCTTTATTTCTTAATTACGATGCAAAGATACAAAGAATATTCGAAATATGCAAATTATTTAATGTATTTCCTATAGCTTTTAACACTCTATAATAATATAAACAAATAATTTGCTGACGTTAACAAAGAAATCCCCACCACTACATTATTATATATAGTGATGGGGTAAACACCAAATGGTATTTTGCCTTTGGGCTATTTTTCTTCCTTATCTACGATTTCAACGAAATCTCCAATTCCCAAACGAGCCTTATTGATACATGATGCTATCCAACCTATCAGATAGGCAGATGGTTCTCCACCATGTTTCATTTCAATATTACCCTCGATAGCATCACAAGCGTGACTAGCCTCATGACAAATTACATTCATACGCATAGCCTTACTGCTACTGAATAAAACAAGAACGCACTTTCTTCTTGTTTCTCTTATGTGAAGTCCGTAATAAGTAAATCCATCACCATTTAAAAAATCGTACTTTTCAATATCCGTACCATCATTATTCAAGAATGCTTTCTTTGCATCCTCAAACTGCAACCCAACCCCAACACACAATAAGTGTGGGTAAATGGGCTGGTCGTATTCGTAATATCCTTTCTTCTTCATACCTCATCGTTTTTATGTTTCTCCCACCCTGCTTTTGAAAAGGCATACCAAGTATCACAAATGTCAAGAGCGAGCATGTTGCCTTGGTTAATACAAAAATCGCTATCAAAGCCTTCGATATGAACATACATCAGTGCTATAGTATCATAAGGAACGCTACGACCTTCAAGACAAGGGTTTTTAAAATTCTTAGTCTTGTATAAACTTGTAACAATTGGCACTTGAAGAACGTCTGAAATATTCTTAGTGCTAATCTCTATCGACTTCTTAAACTTCTTCATATTCTCAACTATTTAAATTTCTCAAAGTAGAACACAATTTGTCTATCAAAGTGCTCTTCGATTAAACCATAAGCAAGCGACATCTTTACTTGGAAAGAAGCCTTACCATTAAGCAATCCTTTAGCCTGTCTAGTAATCTCTGAACGAAATTGTTCCAAACTCATATCACGCTTACGAAGATTACAAGACCTGCAAGATGGCATATAGTTCTCCATGGAATCATCGCCATGGAATACGACAAATTTTCCCTCCTTGTCGCTCCACCGAGAGTAACAACCTCGATTTTTCGGAACAAGATGGTCAACCTGCATATCCTTATACTCTATACTCTTGCCGCAATAAGCACAATGCCCATCGTATTTGCGATATATTTTAAGTCTATCTTCTTTTTTCATAATCGTTAATTATGTAACCTACCAATATGCCACTTTGAGCAAACCTTGCATAAGTAAGGATGCCAGCCGGAAGCCTTCAACTTCGAATTCTGATTTAGAAACTCCCAAGCATCATCCTCGCTTTCATAAGCTACCTTCGCCTTCCAAGATTGACCCTTTCTAACCCAATGCTCAGGATCTGGATGCAAATGACGAGGAATACATTTATTTCTTTTCTTCATAACTTCTTCAGAAATTTAAGTTGAAACCCTTCTGCCTTTTTTATTCCTGGGTATAGCTTCGTTAGAACCTCCCATGCTCTTGTCTTGTGCCGATGCCACATCGTAACCGGATGCACACGCTCACCACTTGGTAACACATAGAAATCTGCCTTAATGGTATCAATATGCTCATAGTTTGCAGCTTTATATATAGTTCCCTTGTTACCTATGGACGTATCGGCATAAGATATAAGGTACTTGATTTCCTTATGTGTTGCCCTAATATACTTATGCAAGAGAGATAGGCAAATCGTCTCGCTAAACTTTGGCATATCATCAGACAACCACATTCTGTCAAATTCCCTCACTTGATGGTAATCCAACACTTCGCCCTTTTCAGTCTTGATGTGCGGTCGGATTCCATACCCTATTTGCATTGCGCCCCTTATCTTATCCTTATACAATACCAAAAGATTCAAGCAACTATTCTTCGTTACCTTGTGTGAAAAGTGATGAGGAACTATGATTGCATCTGCTTGCGCCTTATCGCACTCCATCAGCTTTATTCCCTTTTCCTTGCACTCGTAACCGATAACAAATCCGCAGAAGCCTAGCACTGGAGACTTGTTCAACTTTCTTCTTCTCATATCAATGATACCTCCAAAAATAACGTTTGAAATTATCTAGCAAATGCTCTATACAAGCTTTGATTTCGCCCTCTCTTATGAATTGGTTGCAAAAATCTATCAATTCATCACGTACCAACCCTCGTTTTAAGGCTTCGTCTCTCATAGCTCTTATAAGAGCATCCGTTGTTTCTTTATTCCCATTTCTTACAACAGGATTGCAACAAAACACCTTGCACATATCCATAGTTTCAAAACAGACTTAACTGCCTACTCATATTCTTTAATTCGTTATTGGCAAAATCTACTTGACGCTGGTCTATTTCAAAGCCTATATACTTTCTTTCAAGGTTTACGCAAGCTCTTGCTGTTGTGCCACTCCCCATAAATGGGTCAAGAATAACATCACCTACATTTGTTGAGTTTCTGATTAGAATCTCCATCAACTTAACTGGTTTTTCGGTCTGATTGATCAATCCTTCTTTATCCCTGCGTTTGTTGGTTGGAATAGGAACACTCAGAATGTCAGATGTGCCAAACTCATTAATTGGCTTTCCACCTCCCTTACGAAGCATAATGATATACTCCTTTTGATTCATATAATACGTTCCACACACCTTAGTGCATTTATCCCATATTAAACACTTTGTGAAGTGAAACTCACTCCGTCCTATCTCATCTAGAAAGTGCATCAGATTATAGTCGTTACACATAAGATAGCAATGAGTCTTATCCTTTAGTACTCGATATAGTTCGTTGATATACTCCGAAATATCTATGTCATTACTCTTGAATATCTTACCTTTTCTAGTTTGAGAATCCGTCCAATATCCACTCATGCTACTGCGCCCACCTCTAGCTTGTACCGGATAAGCAACATCAGAGCATACTAGGTCTATACATTCATCGTCTAGCTGCTTTAGAAGCTTTCGGCAATCACCTTGATAAATTCTATTTAGCTCCATCATATCACCCACTAACTTTCATTTCAAAATAAACTGTCTTGCTTTATCATTAATTCATTTTCTATTCTCTTGTTTGCTTTATCGTAAAACTCTCTATTAGTTTCAAAACCTATAAAATTACGATTTTCTTGAATACACGCAATAGCCGTAGTTCCACTACCTATACAGCAGTCTAGTACAATATCTCCTTTGCAGGAATGCTTGTTTATAATGCTTCTGAAAAGACTAACAGGCTTCTGGGTAGGATGAAATCTCCCCTTATCACAACAGATTGGAAAGCTATATACTCCATTGTCATATTCACTATTAAAGATAGGATTTTTACCTTTCACCCCACACACAGCGACCTCTCTTGCGTTTGTGAGATAGTTTGTCTTACTATTTATTGGAACAGGATTTGTTTTTATCCATTCTATAAATCTAATTTGTTTAAATCCGACTTTAATCATCGCATCCTTTACGACCCCAATCTTCCACAAATCATAGAAACAAACTATATATCCACCATCTTTCAAGCACCTGTAGGATTCTTTTATCATAGAGCCTATATCAAATGCTTCCTGTTTATCCCAGTCTCCAAAGTCGATAGATATGCGAAATCTATCGGTATCTTTACCAATAGGAGCGGACTTTGCATAATTGGAATCCCTTGAAATTTCATATGGAGGGTCTGTGAGTATAAGCGAGACGGACTTGTCATCAATCTTGCTCATACCATCCAGACAATCAACTTGATAAATCTTATCTATCTCCAGCATATCCAAACATATCTTTTTGATTAAACATTTCTTCTTTGATTCTTTTTTGTGCTACCTTGAAATATTCCCCGTCTAACTCAAAGCCAAGGAAATTCCTGTTTGTTCGCATACAAGCCAGAGCAGTACTTGCTGAACCCATAAAACCATCAAATACCAAATCTCCTTCGTCCGATGATTTCAAGATGCATTGCATAAGCAAGGGGATTGGTTTCTCGTTCTGATGTACCAACTTATCTGATGGAACTCTATCAAAGTCCCACACGTCCTCCAAACGTTTGCCGTTTATGATTCGTCTGCCTTTATTCAAGTACAGGATTGGCTCGTAACATTGACCATATTGCGCATCTAAATCTCCAGCCGTATGGTTGTTCTTTCGCCAAATGAGCACATTCTTAATGGTAAACCCTGCGTTCCTCGCTTGTTGCATAAAAAAGTCCAAGGTCTTGGCACTACAGAAGATATAAGCAGCACTATCATCCTTCAAAATCCGGTAGCATTCGCTCATATAATCAATAATCAATTGCTCATTATCGTCATTGAGTATTTCCTTCGAAAAACGATGGTCGTCTGCTCTCCATCCGGTCTTATAGGAGATACAATATGGTGGGTCAGTAACAATTAAATCTACTTTCCCGCTCTCTATTTGTTTCATTCCTTCTATGCAGTCGGAATTGTATATTCTATCAAATTCAAGCATATCAAATCTCTTTTATAGCGTTAACATAAGATTCATGAGCCTCTTCTTGCGTATCAAAGCAACCTATATATATTTTCTTTTTACCTATCTGATACTGCGCTTGCCATTTTCTTACACTCTTATTCCAAGTCACACCCAAGTATTCGGAAGAGGTTTTCTTTGCTATAGCAGAATAAATCACATTGTATCTTGCGGTGCAATACTCCAAGTTGTCTACATCGTTATTCGTCTTATCGAAATCCTTATGATTCACCATTGGAAACGCTTCTGGATTCTCCAAGAAAGCCTGAGCTACCAAACGATGTATATAAAACATCTTGCGCTTTCCGTTCTTGTAAAGCCATACCTTCAGATAACCTTTTGGTGTCTTGCAAGGTGCGATTTCCTTTAATTGAGACGTTCTCCCAATAGTAAAAACATGTCCCAGCTTGCTAACATAATACCTTTCGTAATTCTTTATAGGCTTTATATCACCAAGAAACCTTGTTATACTTTTATCTTTCATTGTTACCTCCTTTTTCAAAGAAACTTGAATATATGGCTTGCGCCTCCTTTGTATCTAGCAAATCAATATCATTGTAAAACCTTCTGTACACAACGCACAACCTTTCGTCATTTCCGGTGTCTCTTGCTTTAGCTATTTGCTGACAAGATTCCATGAGAAATGCACTTATCTTCTCGTAACTTCGCTTCTGTGTCTTCTTTAGCATATCCATGCTTACAAAGGTTTTGTAGTGGATGATATGCTTTTCTTGCTCGTATTCTGTGAGTATAAGCCCTTCCGGAATAGCAAATACCACTCTTCTTGTCTTGTCATCACTATAGAGCTGAACTGCACCCGTAAACGATGTATATATCTTTTGCAATATCTTGGCAATCGGTAAGTCTTTTTTCAAAAACCTTTCTGCAAATCTCTTCAGAAAATGAACGCTCATAGCAAAACAATCTTCGCTATACCCCTCGTTTCTACTCATAGGAATATACTCGTTGGTTTCCTTCAGATAAATGAACAAACCGGAAGCAAATACATCGCCATGTTTTACACCTACAACGATGAGATAATCGGCATTCGGTGTAGCAAGCTCAAAGGTCTTTGTTATTTGTCGTACGTTCTGCTTTCTCATTTCACGTTTAAGCTCATTAGCTTTTCGCATCTGAAACTCATAGATTCTTGTTTCATCTAAGTTTCGTACTCTACGCATCTCACCCGAAGTCATACTTGCTGTTATCATGCGCATTCCTCCTTTTTAATCTTTGACAACCAACAATCCCAGATTCTTGTAGCTACATTAGCCATCATAACAGGAGGAACACACATTCCGCAAGCAAACCAAGGTTTCATGCCATTAAAGTCATAATCCATCGGAAATGTTGATGCTAAAATCGTATCATGTGCTGAAAGATAACTTGGATTATCATAATACACAAGTCTATCCTCCATTGCTGATATGGTATTGCATACCTTGTTCTTTTTGAGAAACATGTTATTGAACATAGAAAGACGATTATCCATCCGCTTGACAATATCACCGATAGAATTATCTTTCTCATTTCTATGCTCCCAATACTTCATCATTCCTTTAGGAATTTGCCTTCCACAATAGTCAGAGAACTCATCCAAGACAATTTCTTTCTCGTTGAAGTCCATATCTATCTTAGGCACTCGCTCGAACAAATCCTTTTGAACCATAAACGGCTCGCAAAGGTCTTTACGTAACCCAATAAAGAATACCCTAGGTCTGTTTTGAGGAACACCCATGTTACGTGCATTGAGAAGCCAATGCTGCAAGATATATCCGGCATCATTCATCTGTCTATAAATCTCCTTTACGTACTCGATGGCTTCACCTTGTAATAAACCTTGAACATTCTCAAAAACTACTACCTTTGGCTTTAGTTCTTTAGCGAGGTCGATTGAGTAGAAAGCCAAATCGTCAAGCCTTTGCGCCTTCTGACCTTCTCGGAATACTTTTTCCTTTCCCCAAGCCTTTTGGCGGTCACCTGCAATACTGAATACCGAACAAGGGAAACTAGCATCCAATATATCCAAATTATGAAGCTCTTCTTTCATAATATGCCCCCCATATTGATATTGGTAATCAACTCACGAATATCACAATTGAAAGCGTACTTGACATCGTGATTTTTCAAGTACATCTTCATAACCTTTGGGTCTATCTCATTACAGGCTACAACATCGTAGCCAGCTAGTTTGTAGCCAAAGGAACTTCCACCTCCACAACAAAAGCAAGACATCACCTTACCTTTGTCTTTTGTGAAATTAGCATCTTTTTTAGTCCATCTATAAGGGAACTTGTGCTCGTTTTTATACATTTATCTACCATAAAAAACAATCGTTAATAAAAACCGATGTATAAAAATAACCACAAGTAATATGGTTGTAAAAAAGGGACTCTAACCCTTGAATTTAGATTCTATTTTCTTCGGCAATGCGTCTTAAATAATCATCCGCTGCGTTATCGTCTATTTTCGACTTAAGAGACATTCCTGTGTTATAACCTATCATTAAGGACACATTCTTGCTCTTTTTCTTGTTCTTTCCATATCTCCAGCTAAATACCTTTCCTAGCCAAGCTATACCTACAATACCATCTGATACAACTATTGTCGGCAACAAAACAAATACTTTATATATCATCACAATCTAATTGAGAGTTAAAAATATATCTATTCTGATTCAACCAAAGCTCCACGTAGTCAGCCTTGATTTTCAGAAATTCTTCATATGTGTAGCATTTCTGCTGCTTACCACCTTTGTTCCAATAATAGGCAACTCCTCCCAAAGAAAAGAAGTCTATCAAATCCATTTCCTTTCGCTTCGGTTCTTCACGCTTTTTCTTTTGCCTATATCTACTTACAGCAAGCAATATAAGACAAACGCAAAGCAACATGGAAACCAGTATCTCGAATATTAACCTTACGTCTTGCATCTTATTTAAAAACAAAAACACGAAACTACCGATTGCAAAGTCAAAGGAATTGTGACTCGGACTGCCTTTCGGTATAGTCCATCGGGTTTCGTGTCTCTAATATCTTATCAATTTCTTAAATCGCCATTTTATCCTTTTTTGTTCTGCGCTTGCAAAGATAAATAATATTTCTCTAACTTGCAAACGTTTTAGTGCTTTTAATACTTTATTTGCATTATTTTAAACTTATCCTTTTTTGAAGTTCATTCCAAACTCTTCTTCCGTTACCTCATACATTACATCACCATATGCTACTCTTTGCTTGTCTTTTGCCATCAACAATAAGTTCCTATAAGGTATTTCTTTTACGACTTCTTGGTACGATAAATGCAGACTATCCATAAAAGATGCAATCTGACCTAAGAGTGTATCGTTACCTATGGTCGTGGTTTTGCTATCATCCTTGCCGCACTCTTCGCCAAAATTGATAGCGTCTGAAAATCCTTTATAGAGATTAAGGAATAAGCCGTTTGTAAGCCGTAGACAATCTCTTCAAGCGTTCCTTTAGACAATTCATCACTAATGGATTCATCGCCTTGTATGAATACGGACAACGCCTTGCAAGCATCATCCAAATTCTTAATCATACCTAAGACTTCTGCTAAGGTCTTACCCTCCTCAAAACTATCAAGGTATTTAGCCGCCTTGACCAATTTTATAATTGTAGGTGGTGAAACATAATAAGCCTTTCCATTCACGATTATCGTTACGGTGTCCTCTCCAAGAATTGCATCCGTAATTAATTTACTTGCCTTACTCATGGTTCTGAATATTAAAAAAGGGGAACGGCATTAACACCATCCCCCTCTATCATTTGTTGCCTATGTCTTATTCTTGTTCTACAACCGCAGAGCCTTCCCATTGGTACTCGCCAGCCACACCATCGATCTCGCTTTCCATAGCAACGGCAGAAATACCCAAAGTGATATTCTTATCCTGCTGGTCACCCTTGGCAACGATAGCCGCATTTGAGAAAACGATGTAGTTCCCTGTCTTGGTCTGAGCAACGATACACTTGTTGATATTAGCCAAATCTTGGCTAGAAGACCAACCTACTGCATCTGCCTCCGTTGTAGTCTCTTCTCCAGTTGCCTTGTACATCTTACCACCCTGCAAGTCTACCTTATTCTTCCATGAAAAGACACCAATAGAGAATGTAATTGTCTTAGCACCCTCATCGGTCTTGTCACGATAGTAAACCTGTCCGTTCAGCTCGTTCTTGTACTCGGTAACACTAGGGTCATCCTGAGAATATCCCCATGTTCCCTCATGGCTGTTCTTAACCTCTGTAGCGGTTTTCAACCATGTAGCCAACTTAGCAGGTGTATTTGCCTCGGTAAGAGGAGCACCATACCAAATTCTCTTGATTCCAATAAATGGTTTCATCTTATCTTACGTTTAATGTTTCAAAATCAATAGTAATGTTTGCGTAATGGCAACTCAACCTACTCTCTTGCTCTATGCCGTGGGAGCGGATAGAATAACGATACCATACATCCTCAGCTTTTCCGACCTCATTGTCGGACAGGGTTTGAATAGCCTTCTTTAAAAGCTCGTTCAATTGAGGATTAGCCTCGCCCTCTATATCTTTGAGCAATATGTTTACCTCTATAGTACAATCGTTGAAATATGTCTTGTCTGCACTCATGCGCTTAGGAATGATTACTATCATGCCTTCATCAGGAATTTTCTCACCGACCAAAGGTCTTTCCCCCTCAAGTCCACCCTTTGTCAGATGTCCTTTCAGTCTTCGTTCCAATCCCATAAGTTCCAAGTCATCATAGATTACATGACCAGCATCTATTTCTGTTATCATCGCATATCCTCGATTTCTTTCTTGATATACTGAATACCCGAATCTATAACATCATATCCCCTAGAGGAAACATCAGACGCATATTCCGCTTTGTTGCCAAGGGTCAAGGTGTGGTCATGTACATTACTATAGTTAGACCTTCTGAGATTACCTGTGCGGTTTCGGTAGTTTCCGTTAGCCTTATCAAGCTCAACAGCAGTTTTACCTAACCTATCAAGAAATTCATCTACTTCCCTTTCTCCCTGTGCAAAGAAAGCGTCTATCTCATCCTTTATAACATCAGACATAGATACTCATATAACCAAGATAATTGCACTTAGGGGCATTATAGACCTTTCCACCTCCTCGGTAGCTTCCATCATCGGAATAGACCTGGACTTCATCACCTTCGGAAATCTGGCACTTGTCACAAACAATATGATATTTCGGTGTATATATGCTACCATTCTCGGTAGTGAAATGCTCTGTAGAGTTGTCATCGCACCGACAACGCCCCATTTCTTTCCATTCCTCAGAAGAGCTAATGACCTCGTTGTACTTGTTGACAACCTTATTCACGAACTTCTTCTTTAATATATGAGGGGAATATAACATAACCTAGACATTTACCAAATATCAGACTTATCCGTGATAGTGGAAAGCCCTAAAGCTGCCACCACTTCATTATCCGGAGCAACACCATATTTTCGGCAAAGCCACATATAGTATTGTCCTATCTTAGAGTAGTCCCAAGAGACAGAGAATCCATTTTCGTTCACATTGCTCATATATGGAGCAAGCATCAGTTCCTCGATTACGGAAATCATCGCCTTGCCTACAACCTGCGAATTATCAGACGTATATTCTTCGTCAAGGTCTATACCTGACGATATATCTTCCAATTGGGCATCGGTAATGTTCCAAGCACGCAACTTCTGTGAAATGTATTCTCTTATCTTCATGTGACATCCTTATTTCTGAGCCTGACTCATAGCCTCAGCGATTTTCTTTGCAGCCTCCTGCTCGCTCTTAGTCTTTTCGTCAAGTTCTTCTTCTACATTCTCCTTTTGGGAATTCTCTTCGGTTGACTCGGCAGCATCCTTTTTTGAGGTTTTCTCCTTTTTAGGCTTGCTCTCCTTTTTCTCCTTCAAGACTTCCTTCTTAGGTGTCTCTTCTGACTTCTTTTCTTCTTCCTTTATAGGATTTTCTTTTCCATCATTCAAGACTTCCTTCTTAGGAGTATCTTTAATTTCCTTATCGTCTTTTAGAGGTGCAGAATGGTTATCATCCTGCACCTCCAACATCTTGCAAAGCTTACGTTCGATAAGGGAGTTCATGCGTTCTTCGTCAAAGTCCAAGATTGCACCAACTTCATAGATGGTGTTAAAATGGAACTTATCACGGAACGGACTAATTACCTCACCTCTCATAAGCCTAACCTACCGCTTGTGTTGAGTCCAAAGAGTAGATGGCATCAACGTTATTCAAGATAGGAACAACCATTGCTTGTGAGCTAGTGAACTCACGGAGTGGGTCGTTAGTAGAATAACGGCTAGCCAAGATATACTCATCGGCTGACTGATAAGTAACACCTGCAACTGGTCTTGTAGCTTCGGCTACGTTAGTCCAGAACAAATCACCAAGGTTATCATAGCATGTAAAGGTCATGTGACCCTTAGCCCAAGGGTTGTGTGTTCCCTTCTTGCCGTTAATCTCGGTCTTGATTGTACGGGCTACACGTACCAAGTTGGTCTGCCACTTATTTCTAAAGATAGACGCAATCTGCTCAAAGCTCAAAATAGGAATGTTGCTGTTATCCCCACTAAGTGCAATGCCTTGATTGAAGGCAAACTGAGCACGAACCTGCTTGTTCTTGCCAAGCAACTTAATTGTGTAATCATCAAGATAACAAGTAGTGATGGTATTTTGGTCTTCCATCGCCTTGTCGTAAACCAATTGGATGTCATCAAGAGGAGTTGCATCCTCTGCGTCCCAAGCCTTAGCACCGTGACCAAACTTATTCTTCTCGGCAAAACCTACATCAACTCGGACACCAGTACCACCGGAACGAGTTGCCAAAGCTACACCTGTTGACAGCTCACTGAGGAACATATCTTCAATACGCTCGTAAACCGCCTGAATACAACGAGGAAGGTCTGCAAACAAGTTACGCAAAATCTGTGGCTGAGGCAAACGTTGCGCAATCATGTTATCCAAATCCTTAAGCTGCTTCTCTGACATGTAAAGCTTCATACCAACCTTTGGGATTTGACCCTCAGCGGTTGAAACCTTGTCACGGCTCTTCAATGGAAGTTCCGCATCCATTGATACAACATCAGCAGCAACTCGTGTGTATTCCGCAGTAATTGATGCCCAGCGTCCGTCCTGACTATATGTGTTAGTCAAGTGGTCTCGGTACATATAGGTCAATGCAGTCTGATTCTTGCCGTTCAACTTCTCTACTACACTTGCAACAAGTTGTGGGAAGTATTTATTGACCAACTGAAAATAAAGTGATTTTTCCATCTGTTATCCTCCTTCTTTTAGTCTTTGTCCATGGTTGCATCAGACTCATCGAACTTGTTTGCATCCTCATCGCTAACCAAAGCAATCTTTGGCATAGCTGTAAGGAACGCATCCGGATAGTCTGCACCATTTGCAGCCTTAGCTGCTACCTTGTTAACTTGTCCAGCAGTCATAATTGCCGCTGGCTCACCGTTCAGAATGGAACGATAGAGAACACCCGCATACTTGTAATGCTCCAATGGGTCACTGGCAGTACCCAAAGCCTTATAATTGTCTGTTTCAATAGGCAATGGCTTGTAAGTTCCCTTACCATCTGTCACGATAACACGACCTGCGTAAAGAACTTCATCTTTTACGCCTGTCCAATCCAAAGCACGACCGCCCTTGATGTCGCCTTCCCATTTCTGGATAATGACGGAATCCTCACCAAAGACAATTTGCTTTTTTGTAGTCTTCAATTCCTGATTCATGTTTTTCAATTTTTAAAGTGACTGAACTAATGATGCGGCTACATTGTCAACGTCCTCCTTTGTTGGCTCGCCCTCGCTAGCACGATAGCTGCCCCCGAATTGTGGTTGTTGCAACGCCTTGTAGTTGTTCGCTACCTTGGAGAGGTATGTTTCGATAGCTTCATCTGTAGCATCATCGCTCAAGGTGAAACCCTCGTTGATACGACTTTCGGGAATGCCCAACTCCTTAGCCTTTGATAAAATCTTCGCATCGTGGTCTGCCTTTGCCTTTGCCTTTGCAGCAGCCTCTTCCTTAGCCTTAGCCTCCTCAGCTTGCTTTTGGATAGTTTCTTGCAATTCCTTAATGGTCTTGCTTTGCGCCTCCATCTGTTCGTTGTAAGTCTTGGCTTGGTCTGTGTTCTTCTGAGTCAAGGTCTCAACGAGTTTCTTGAACTCTTCACGTTCCTTGGTTCTTGCTTCATCTGAAGCTTTCTTCTCTGCTGCCTGCTCTTCAAAGTATTTTTTTAGATAATCCGGCATTTCGTTTTTCTTTGCCAATTCCTCCAAGCGTTTCTTTTCGGCTTCTTCAGCGGCTTTCTTGGCTTCTTCGTCAGCTTTCTTCTTAGCTTCTTCTTCAGCAGCCTTGCGTTCAGCATCTTCTTTAGCCTTCTGTGCCTCCTCGAACTTTTTCTTGGCATCGGTAACTCTGCGGTCATTGTCCTTTTGCAAGGACTCCAAAAAACTCTTTTGACTAGCAACCACTGTCTCGATGTTGTCATCAGTAACAAGCCCCATCTTATCAAGCATTTCGGCATGTGCCTGAAGAACTTCATCACCTAACCCAAGAGACTTATACTCTTGTTTTAGTAACTGGAAAATTTTATCTTTCATTCTTTCGATATATTTGTTAAAACTAGTGCAAAGATAATACGAAAAGAATAATTAACACACTAATCCATTTGCAAGTATCTCACTTTTGCTTAAAAGTGAGTAATAACGGCATTTTTAAGCGATTTAAGGCTATTTTATCACATAAACGAATAATTTTATAGCAACACAAAACAAAACACCTTATATAACAAAAAAAAACGCCAAATATCCTCACGGACATCTGACGCTTGTCGAATAAAAAGAACCTAAACATTAATCTTCTAAAAGTTTATTACATTTCTCATATAACCCAAATGATTCAAATTAGAATAGAACCGTCCATCACGCTCTATGAATTTACCGGACTTCACAATCTCACCATTATGCAACATTGCAAACTTAGAACCATGAGCTGTCCATTTGTTCATTTCTTTCATATGTTCATCAGAACCCCAACCATATTTCTTGATAGTAGGATAAATGAAACGTTCAAAGCAAATTTGACTATCTGTTTTATCATGCTCGGAGCAAATCGGGAGCACTCCATTATGTGCGAACCAATAACCTGCCTTGTAGAATGGATGGCAGTTCTTGACACAGACAGAGCCATGAGTAGCAAATCTGAAATGTATGATTACATTCTCATTTATATCTCGCTTCATCAATCTACGGATAAATGTAGAGAAATGCAAACTCTTGTAATGGTCAGACTCGCTCACAAAACCGCAACCATCGGGATTTCTCATATACGCAGCCTTTAGTTCATCTACGGATGGCAAAGCAACACCTTTCGGACATACAATAATAACACACATATCTTTACCCTTTCTTTTTCTTAATAATACTTTGATTTCTTTGTGTCCTAGGGCTTTTACCCTAGGACTACATTAATTAATCGTTATTGGTTGCAAATGCATCCTTACGACTCTGGAAGAAAGCCTTCTCTTCTTTATTCAAGAAAGGTATATCTTCGATATTCATAACCTCACTAGCAAAGACATTACTGCGAGACCAACCGACAAGCTTTGCGCAGAACTTAACCCACATTTCAATCTTTTTGTAATTGGTTGAACCTTGATGCTGGCGAAACTCGATAGTCTTGTGACGTGCAAAACTCTCTGCATTGACCTTGTAATATCTGTCTCCATGAAATACATTACGTCTAATATCGTAATTGCCACGGCAATTAGAGAAATCTTTGTCAAGCAAGCTGGCTGCCCAACGGCAATTGCCTCTTCTTGAAGGAGCCATGAAGCTATCAATCAATCTTTCAAGCTTCTGATAATTCTTGAAGACGTTAACATATTGCTCACCTGTCAACTTTGCTGCACCGATATGAACGTGAAGACCACAAGTAGAATTTACTCTTGCACCTACGGCATCCAAAGACTTGATAGCCTTCTTTAAGGTTTCCATACCATTTATATTGCCATTCAATACCGGACTTACAACCTCGTTAGGGTCAACATCACCACCAACTGAAGAATCACTAACAATCTTGAAATAACTCATGTTGTCGGTGTGGTTATAGCCCTCAGAATGAATATCAACACCATTCTGACGACCTGCCTCTATCAAGGCATTGCGCTCGGCATGAACACATTCTATCTCAACACCGAATGTATAAACGAATCTCGTTGAAGTTGAACCACTTGGCACACAAACCTTCAACATATCGGAGATTTCTTTCTCACGAAGACCGCAAGCCTTCAATGCAACAATCTTTTCGTTGCGAGGCATCTTTGACTTCTTGATTTCGTCAATAGTCTCGATTAATGACTTCTTTGAACTTGCGAATGAAAAACCAGTCTGCTTAGACATAATCAATTGTGCTAGTTGTTTCGGGTCTTACCCCTTGGTGTCGCTCTCACCTTATTGAGTGAAACTTGTCACTCGGCAAATCAACCAACTTATCTTGATTGACGATGCAAAGATACGAATAAGTTTTGAAACATGCAAGTTTTTTAATGTTTTTCTTTCGTATTTTAACCTTTCATAACTGATACATGAGTCTTGTTAACATTCCTGTTTTTATTTTACCTTATTATATATAAAAAAGGCTTCGATGTTCACACACCAAAGCCTAAAAAACTTTACTAACTAATTACCAATTTTTATCGACTATCTTTTTAAATCATCACCAATTTCTTCTTCTACTCCCAAATCTGGTAGTCTATCATACGCTTTTTGGTCATCACCTCCTTCAGACTTGACACCTAGCAGGTAACCATTCCGAAAAGCATAATATACCAGCTTTTCCATATCTTTAGCCGTTGCGTTATCTGTCAAATGTAGCGTGGCGTACAATCCCATCAAGAACTTCCGTACATCTTTTGGATATACCTTGTTGTTCTTTTCTAAAGCGACTGCCATTCTTAACGGACTTTTCATATTCTTCAATTTTTCGTTAAACCATCAAATGAAGCACAATAGAGAGCCATTCCGCTTGTTCCCCTAGTTCATAGACTTATTCACAACTTTATTCGTCTCATCTGCATCCTACGTTTGCCCATTGACAGATGTCCGAGATTCCAACAAAACAAACATCACGGCTCTCTTCTTGTGTATCATTGTGCCAACGGAAGGATTCGAACCTTCGACCCTAGGATTAAAAATCCTATGCTCTGCCACTGAGCTACGAAAGCGTAAAGGAATGATTGGATTCGCACCAACGCCCCCTTAGTTACCAAGCCAAGTGCTCTACTACTGAGCTACATTCCTCGTATTATGACAAAAGTTCTCGTGGTGCAAGGGAGATTCGAACTCACCGAACCCACAATGGGAATAGATTTACAGTCTATCTTCTTTAACCGCTTGAATATCGCACCTTTTGTGGAACATATACCAATTCCACCTTGTTGCCCCAAGCGGATTCGAACCACTAATGACAGAACCAAAAACTGTAGTGTTGCCATTACACCATAGGGCAATTTTGTATGTACTGCATAAAGGATTCGAACCTTTGAATACCAGCGTGAAAAGCTGGCGACTTAACCACTTGTCTAATGCAGCAACTAGGGTCTCTCACCCTAATAAGAGTTGCTTGTTATAGTCTAGCTGGGCTGGGTAATGTGTAAACCATGCCGTAAACTCCTAAGTCTTGACTTATGGTAGAAGCGACCTCTCAGAAGGCCATCTGTTTCAAACACGATGCAAAGATAAGCATTTTTTCTTATACTTGCAAGTGTTTTAGTGTTTATTTATATTCTTTTGATGAATTTTACATCACTTACCCTTGTGGAGAATGCCACAAAGGGCTTCTACAAGTTTCTTTGCGTCATCACCTTTGATTTCGATAACATTTGAAATTCCATCAGGAGCATCCTCGCCTTTCTGTTCCTTATCCAAACGTTTACGGAGAGCCAAATCTGGATTCTCAACCAAGATAGAGTCTAAAGCATAATTGCAAATGCGGCTTGCAAGTTCCTCGTTACCATTCGCATCACGCACAAACTCATTCTTGCCTTCAAGAATATCCATAATCTCGTTGTACTCTTCAGCATTCTCACAATTACGTGAAAGCATACCAATTACCTTGTAGCGGTCAATCTCAAAGCTGACCTTTAATTTGTCTTTATTCATTCTTTCTATCTTTTAAATAATTAAACATTATACCAAAAACCCCTTTCATAATAAAGTCCTCCCTTTACCTCATACCGGATAGCATCTGACTCTTTGCAAAGCTGACGGATTCGTATATACAAACGTTTGTCCAACTCTTCCTCAAACAAAAGAGACAATTCCTTCCAATTGTCAACAACAGGAGCAAACCAAGGATATTGCTTCTTTACAACTTGTAGCTCATCCAAGGTTACGTGTCCGTATTCTACCATATCATAGCATCTACGGAAGTCACGATTGTCTTTAGGAATATCCAAATCTTTCTTTCGTTTTACCCCCATCAATGCACTCCACATAGTCATTGAAGAGACACCTGTATCACAAGTGGCTATCCACTCTATCATTCTTTGCTTGTTCATCTTCTTTTATATTAATCACGCAAAGTCGCTTTATTAACTCTTCACATGCTTCTTTAGTTAAGATACATTTCCTGGAATCTTTAATATCAGTAACCTTTTCACGAATAGCAGCATTCCTGTCGTACACTTCTTGTAGTTTTTTCTGAAACTCAATTACGTCTTCGTTGGTAAGTTTACCTTTCTTCTCAACAATCTTGTTTGTTATATTCTTATAAACACATTCGAGTTCAGTACATAAACGAGCTTCTAACTTCATCATTATTGCGTGTACAAAAGTATCATAAAGTCTTTCCATCTTGTATTTCCTCCAAAAGTCTTTTGATTACCTCGTTATCTTTATTCTCAATGCGAGCCTTTAAGATACTCTTGAAAGCGGCATCCATTGCCTCGTATCTACTGGAATATTCCTTACCATCCGTATGACACAAGCCTTCCTCTACACACCATGATGTAGTTTGCCAACAGAACTTACCTTTCGAAATGTTTGCAACACAAATGCAGTAACCGAAATGCTCTAAAAGCCAATCTAACACCATATCATAGCTTGGAGCGGATATTGCCGGATGCTTACTATTCAACTTTAAGGCAGCAGAAAACTCAATATTGGATTTCTCCCACTCGGAATTGGAGTAAGCAATATAACTGCCGTAATGCTCATTATATTTTCCACCCTTACGAATGCCACCCTTTGCTGTCCAAGGACTAGCATAAGCCCAAAATTCTGCTATCTTCTCATCGTAACCAACCTCCTTCAGAAGTTTGGCTATCTCAAAGGGAACTACCTTTGGCTTTATCGTCTGCTTATTTGCCATTTTCCACCCTTTTTTAACTGAACCCGAATCAGACTTATCTAATTCATCAATTGCCTGTCTAAGCAAAGGAAGAACCTTGTCCAAGTCTTCGAAATCCGGTACGACTTCATTCACTCGCAAGATTGCTTGACCTAACAAGCTCTTAATCTTTTCTCTGTCCATTGCTCTTCTCGGCTTGTTTCTCTAAGTCTTTTAAATCTACCTTCTCAAATCGAGGAACTGGCTTACCATCTACCTCAACATTACCAAAGAACATTTCCTTTGGTCGCACCCAAACTTCATGCTGTCCGCACACTGCTTGATACGCAACCTTAGCTTCAGAAGTCTCGCTATCAGTAACCTCACCAAGGTACTCATAGAAATTGCCCTTATAGTGTCGGTAAATCGGCTTACTGAATCCACCATGCAGCCAATCGGCTTTGCCGTTGATTTTCACGTACTCCCTTACCGCATCGCACTTACAGGACTTATTCAGCTCTTCTACCCAATCAAAGAAAGCTTGTTTGTCCTTGATCTCTTCACTTGATACCATGAAGAGATAAGTGCAAAGAAGCATCTTACCTGCATCAGTATCATATTTCTTGTTCACCTCTTCAGCTAATTGCATCATAGGTGTATCTAAGCGATAATTCCAACTCATAATCTATCCTTTCTTACTTTTTAAATTTGCCAAATCCTCTTTCAAACGTAGATGGAAATTATCTTCTCCATCATCACCGGAAAGAAGCCAATCAATTCTTTGGGCATAAACCTGAGCTTTCTTCAGAAGTTCAATACCCTTTTTGAATTCCTTGATAGTCTCTTTAGATAAGCCATATCTGTTAGGCATCGTATGATGATGTTTTCTAACATACTTGTCTTCATCCTCTTCTAACCATCGGTCTTCGAGAAAGCATCTTTCGTCTTCCTCATCCAATGGATGACCATCAACATAATCTTCTATCTTTGTATATATGTCAGCAATCCGATACTGAGCATAATCAAAACGTCCACCACTCATTGACTTTTAACTTCAAACTTGAACTTACTTCAACGCAGTCAACCTCGCTTCTAGCTGTTGGATGATGTTATCTATAGTCTTTCCCCTATAATCAATAGCAATATCTTCCAGCACCTCAATCTGAGCCGCAATTTTTAATCTTTCTCTTACTACTGTCATAATCAAACTTGTTTATTATGATGCCGTGCTTGCAAAGTTGTAATGCACGATATAAACATAACCGCCATACATCTTTCCGATTGTTACTTCAACGAAATCAAAGATAATGTCGCCATCCATCTTGTAAGAAATCAAAGGCTCAGTTGGGAATGCATGGTGTTCTGTGTTGAAACGATACACTTCTTGTGATAGTAACTGCTTGAATACATCCACCTCACCATCCTTTGAAAAAACACCTTTAAACTCATCTTCATTGTCAATTGCAACAACTACTCCAAGTTCACTTCTGACACATACACCTTCATTTCTACCACTTTGTTCATTATACAAGACAGGTAATGTGTAAACACCTCTTGATTCTTCCATATGCTAATTCTTAATTTTGTATTTTGTTTTTATCCTTCAAGTTGCTTACATTGAGCTAAGTCTATTGCGTACGCCCAACGCTTAGGAACAAAAGACATCGTAGGTACGAACCTATCCGCACGCTCAACACATACATCTTGCGTCCGGTAAATCAATCCGTCTGAGCCTTTTACTTGCAACTCTACTAGAATTGTATGGTCTAGCATCGGGAACTTATCAATATCATGCCAGACTTCACCGCCTTCAAGGAAGGTAGGCTTTATATGGTTCATCTTTGCCATAAAGTACTTCATGTAAAATGTTTGACTTATATTCGTTAGTTATGGCCTCGCAACTACCAAAGCACCACAAATCCTTGGATTGCTCCTTGTGCAACCTTGAAGACTTTATATAATAGCCATTGTTGACATCATAATGCTTACGTACCATGATATTGTCGTTTACCACTCCGACCTCATCATCCGTAATTACATAGAACATTCGACCATCACTAAATGCATTTAAGCCTTTATACACTCCATTAGAGACAACCATCTTTTCATAGCCGTTCGTCTCCCAGTTGGCATAATCCCAAATGGTTTCCAAATCATCATCATTCAGAAGATTATTATCAATAATAACCTTGCCGATAACCTTGAATTTGCCATCTTGCATCATTGCCTCAACTACAAATTCATCGGCAGCGTTGAAATCGCTAATCTCTATGGGTCTCATAATACTTGTGCTTAATATTCTCGTAAATCACCCTCTTTGCAGCCTTTGCTCTTCTGTTATTATCAGAAAAAACATCATCATACAAAGACATATCTTCACTCTCAAAAGCCACATGCTCACCTTTGTAGCAAGCATCAAAGCGGCATCCTTTTTCGGACTTAGCCGCAGTAAACTTTATCTTACCAAACTTAATCTGCATAAGCCCTATCCTAGAAAAAATATTAATGATACTATTTCAAGAGCAAACAAAAATGCTAATGCATTCTCAATTGTGAATACCTTTTTCATTGTTTCAATACAGTTTTACGTGTGTCTCACGCTCTAATTTATATTGTAAGGGGATTTATATCCCCTTTATTGTTCTTACTTTAAAACTCGATAAGTTTCGTAGAAATCGTGAAAACTCTTCAAGTAGCCTTTCTCTGTCAAAGAGTTTAAGATTTCTTTCAACTCATCCTTGGTATTATCCAAATCGAAATCATACAACTCAGCAAATGTAAAGTACTTGTTACCCCCAATTACATCAGCCATCACTTCGATATTGCCATAAACCATTGTTTCTTTCTTACTCAATCTAGTATTCATAACGAATCACAGTTTTTAAGGTGTGTCTCACCTTTTTAAAATTAGTAACCTTGTTTCTTAATTACAATGCAAAGATACAAAGAATATCCGAAATATGCAAATTATTTAATGTATTTCTTTTATCTTTTAACGCTTATTATACACTTAGATACAAAATTAACTTTCTGTAGCAGAAAAAGCCAAAGAATCCACCATTTCGTTATACATATTACCTCTATGAGCCTTTACCCAATGGTATCTTATCGTCTTGTCTTTCGCTACCTTATTATATATAGGTTGCAAATCTCCTAACTTGCATGCCTGTATTCTCTCTATAGCTACTTGGCAATCCACATATACATCAACAGAACATGAAAGAGGGCAATCACCCAATGCATGAATAACCGCCCTTATTTCGGCTCTCACCGAATCGTTCACTTTAACTGTGATAAAAGTATATTTCCCACTTTTGATAATAACTCCCTTATGAAGCACAAGCCAGCCACAACCACACTTTTCTTTCTTACTAGAACCATCGGCATACACCTCGTAGCGCACACCTTTTGCCTCATCAGCAATCATATGAGCAACAACCTCCAAAGAATCATTGCTCATCACCTTGGCTATTTGCTTGGCTTTCTTCTTCATAAACGTTTAAATCAAACCTCGTTCCTTGAACTCATTCATCAATGGTGTTGCCAAGACCTCAATATCTGGATGAGGCTTTCCGGTCGTACCAAGGCTTCTCAGCTCGAAGAAATGCTTCCAATCGCTCACAAATGCGGTATGAATCAACTCCGTGTTGGTATCAAGAGGAAGTATTGTTCTCGCATCCTGTGGCTTAAGACCATCATCCTTGACCAAAGACAAATACATCATTTCGCATACTCTATTAGCAAACCACCATTTTTCTACCGGACTCCAATGTTCATAACTACCGATGTTCTTTGATAGGTCAACAAATGTTCCACCATCAAAAGACAATGGATTAACCGCATCATCATCGCTAACCCACTTTGGTTTGTTGATAGCAATCTCACCTCCGAACTTATCTTTACTATAGTTGCAATATCTAGTGCTTTGTTCCGCTACGGAATCTACACGATGTCTGTTAGCCTCTCTACTTACCGCAATCTGAGTAGTAAAGCGGACTGTTATTCGCTTCTCATGCCATTCCGTAGGCTCGCAAATATAGTCCAAATCCTCAAACCAGTTATTTTCAACTATCACTCTGTAGTTGGTTGTGATATAGTAGTCACTGCCAATCTGCATCACCTTTGAATATTTGTTCTCACGATAGTGCTTGACCAATAAAGACTCCGGTACAAAAAATCCTTCTTCATAGGCTACATGGAGGTAAATCGTTCCATGCTCACACATGGCAAGATGATTGCTGCTTACCATACGCTCAACGAAAGGCTTTGCGCTGTCTTTGTCTATCTTCATACTTGACGCATAACATGTGCGACCACACAGCTCTATCTGCTTGTAAACTCCATCCATACCCTCTCCTTGGGATAGGATTTCATATTTTGGTTCTAATATCTTCATGTCCTTATAAGTTTTGAAATCGACTACAAAGATAACTATCATATTCCACTCTACCAAAAATTAGCACTCAGTTTAACAACACTTATCTATATTGTGAAAAACAAAAACTTTCTCCATAAAAAAAAGAGGAGAGTGCATCACGCATTCCCCTCTTACTTTAACATGGCACAAATTAAGTTTACAATCTACTCATCTTATCTTTCAATTCGTGTATATCATTGAATGCTTGCAACATAGGCTTATGCCAACGCTCTTGTCGCTCATCAATCGACTGCAAGTACATCAAGCTTTGTGCAAGGATAGTCCTACCCTCATCAACAGCTAACCAAATGTTTCCAACATTACCCATAATAGTATTCACGCTAGCAGTTAGTAAGCTACCCTCTGCGCCACCATCACGAGCCGCAATAGCATCCAACTTGGTATTTATGAGCTTTGCTTCCTCATACGTTCCCTCTGTGGCGATCTGCACCGCTGTAAAACGACCATTCAACTCTTCTCCTGTATCTTGGCTCATGGATTCAAAAGAACCGGAAGACGCAGACTGCTCGTAAGATTGCTTGTAACCAGTTATTTCGGCTACTTCATCTCTAATCTTCAGTCCTTCTTGAACCATTTCATCGTACCTTCCCTTCAATTCATTAATATCCGTCTGAGACAATTTGCCACCATTTGCCTTAGCTCGCTCCGTCCACTCATCATAGAATGCTTGCATATCATTACCCAACAAATCATCTACCTTAGCTTTCAGAACGGCTTGCATAAGCATCTTGGAGAAATTATCAGAGAAGTCCTGAGCAGAGGAATTCATATCCATCAAAGTATCTATGAACTCGCTCTTCAAACTATCAAAAGATATTTGCGTCAAGCTTTCTGCTAGGTCATCAGCAATATCCTCTAATGTTCCTGCCTCAGCCGCATAATCTTTCAACTTTTCGAGGACTCTTCCTCCATAATTTCCCTTACCAGTGTTCTGAATCTTGTTAACAATATCAGGATTTTGCAACAACGCATTAGCTTCATCAGCAGACCGTATGTCGCTTAGGTTTCCATTCCATTGTCTACCTATCGCTTCAGACACCTTATTGATTTGCTCTTGCGAAAATCCTCGGAAATAACGGTTAAAACTTCCATGAGAGCTATGATAACCCATTTGCGCCACCATGATGTCCTTTAGGTTTTGCTCTTTTTCCTTTTGAAGTTTTTCAGCTTTTTCTGAGTCTTCTACGGCTTTGATACCACTAGTCTTGTCTATAGAGTCACGTAATCTGTCTATTGCATCCGTCAAGATTTCATTCCTAGCCGTCAATTTGTCTATAGTCCGGTTTACTTCTTTTGCGTTTCCACCTACTCCAAACAAACTATTGAATCCACCAAACGATATTGTATTGAGAATATTACCAATGCCGCTTACCAAAGACCCTCCTATCTGTGTGATAAAATCACCACTTAGGATATTCTTCAATATACCATTGACCGCATTCAGAACTGTATCAATCAAGCTGCTAATCAATGTTCCGATACCATCCTTCAAAACATCAAGTATCTTCAAAATGGCAGCAACAATTTGGCCTATAAGTCCGGCTTTTGACAATCCTTCGCCAAGCGCATCACCTGCTTCCTTACCAGCTTTTGCGGCTGCGTCTCCGGCTTCCTTCCCCATATCCTTCAGACCATCAGCTGCATTCTTAGCCTCGTCCAAAGCTTTTAATCCGTCAATTCCACCTTTAAGCTGGTCGAAGCTATCCCAAAGAGATGCCAAATCGGATAGTCCAGAAGTAGAAAGGAACTCATGGATAGCAGAAATCGGTTGTGTCACATTCTGTGTCGTTTGAGCCAACTTCTGACCACTAGTACGAACTTTTGTGTTAGCCGTAACAATCTTCTTTCCGGACTCCGCTAACTGACCTTGAACTTTATTCAATTCTTCTTGTAGCCTTGTTTGCTCTGCAACATTGCCCGACTTTTTCGCACTCTCAATCTGTTCTTGCAAAACCTTAATACGAGGTATAAGCAAAGTTTCCGTTTTCGTGTATTCCTCTTGTGCAATTTTCGCATTCTTCAGAGCATCCTGATAAGCAACAACATCCCTTGCAAGGTCTTTCCAACCTAAATCACTTGTATTGCCAATCGAATTACGGATATTCTGCATAGCATCAACGATACTCTTCTGCTGGTCTGCACCCAAATTTTGGAACTTATCCGTACCTACGAACTTATCCAGATCTGCCAATAAAGGAACAAGCGCATCTTTCATAATGCCACCAACATTTCCGAAGACTTGATACCAGTCTATCTTCTGCATAATAGCACTAGCCTCAACCGAATCCGTCTCTTTCTTCTGCTCTTCTTTCAAAGACTTTATCTTCCATTGCTTGCTTGAGTCCGAATCCGTAGAGTTTTCAACCTCGCTAATCCTCTTAGCATAATCGGCAGCAATAGCTAACTTCTGCTCCTGGAATGTGCCATAAGTCTTCAGATAATCGTACATGCTTTGCGCTTCTTTAGCAAGCACATCCTCATTCTGCTTTACCGCCTTATCCCGAATTGCATTCATCTGATTAGCAACACTCATGCCTATGGTCATATTCATACCATTGACCTTAACCGGATTACCCTTGCTATCCTTCATGGTTTCATTCAAAACCTCATTCTTGTACTCTTCATTGGTTTTGCTCTGTTTCCACAGATTAGCCTTACGACCCTTGCCGGAATTAACCCAAACAGCTTGGTCACGTTTTTTTCTAGCCTCAACCAATTTGTCTATACCTTCTTCTACCGCCTTTCTCTCCTTGTCGGCATTCTCGGTAATCTGAGCCAATTCCTTGCTATAACCCTCATTCATCGCATTGATGCGATTCTTGGTCATATCTTGGATAGCTTTCTCCGAATAGGATGAAATAGACTTGGAATAGTCCTCCTCAGCCTTCTTGCGTTCATACGCTCTTGCTTGTTGGTCATCCGTTGTACCTGTTTTCTTTGGAATAGTATGGGTTGTATTTGATTTTGTTGTTGTACTACTCTTTGGTGTACGTGATTGAATTATAGATTTCGCCATTGCGACATCCGTTTGGTTTTCCGTTCTTGACCTAAACTTACCTCCTGAACGTGTTACCAACTTATGCCCAGTTTTCTTTTCGTGATTTTCCTGTTGTAAAATATCAGCCTCTCTCCTTGAAATTAAATTTCGCAACTCCTTCGTTGTCATAGATTTCATCCAATTTGGAATTTCCGAATCATCATAATGAATTTTTAAATTCAACCCATATTCTTTATTCCATAAATTGATAAGATTATCAGTTTGCTCTACCAATTCTTGGATTGATTGCTTGTTCTTGTTTACTATCCAACGAGCCTTTGCTTGGGAGTTATTCCAATCAACAGTCGCTGTGCTTCCTTTATATATTGCGTCCTCTGCCTTTTTGTAACTTTCATTCAAAGAGTTTATACTATCTATATGCTTTAATATCGAACTTCGCAAACTTGCCATCACGAAACTATTGTACCCCATCTTCTTACCCCATTCCTCAAAAGGAACTAACAGGTTGCGAAGAGCAGCATCGTATTCTTGTGCGGCATTAGCATATTCCAATGTTCCTTTCTTTGCGGAATCCATTTTCTGCCTTAAAGAGTCTATCTTAGTCAACGCATCATCAGAAACAAGTGAATTAAACATCATCTGTACAGCTGATATGTCTTCTTTATCAATATGTTGTCCGAAATCAAGCCAACTACCACCTAGTGAATCAGAAAAATCCTTATCTAGGTTTTTCCTTGCTTCCTCATATTGAGAAGATATAGACATCAAAGCGTTAGCTTTTTCTCGTTCAGCATTTTCTAATTGTAAAGAAGCAATAAAAGCGTCATGCTTATTTTTCAACGTTTCCAAATTATCCTTTTCATTGTCGCATTTTATTCCATATTGTTCATATACCCCAATAAGTTCATCTTTTGCTTTTTTATGTGCATCAGTACTTTCATTCGTATTTCTCAACACATTCATCAATGTCTCAACCTTTTTACTGGTCAAACTTGTTGTTTCCCCAAAATGTGTTGTATCAGCCGATATTTCTTCAGTCTCGTCTCCAAACATAGAAAATACGGAATACAAAGTTGTTCCCAGTGTTATCAATGCACCTATCGGATTAGCAGCCATTGCCGCCCACATACTTTTTAAAGCCTTTTCGCTACTTCTTACCGCACTTGAAAAAAGATTGACAACCGTAGTCGTATACTTTGTACCTGCTGCATAAAGTGCATTTTTGAAAGTGGCTGTTGTTGTCGCCAATATTCCGGCTTTCTTGGCAGTGGTATTAGAAGTTTGAGAAATGGTATTTATATTATTTTGTATCGTAGACTGTTGCTTACTTAGATTTTCCTTTGTTTGAGCAATTGTCTTACGTTCGCTTTCTATGGTCGAAATTTTTGTTTGAGCTACATTCACTTGTTTTGTTGCCGTTTCCAAACGTTCTTTTGCTTCTAGCGCATTCACGGCATTACCCTCTGCATCAAAAGCCAAGTTTGCGCCACCAGCAGTTTCCTCAACCAATTTTTGAGCCTCAGCAAAGGCATCTTGGGCATCTTGTAAATCATTCAAAGCTGATGTATATTGTCTAGCCAACTCTACATCCCTATCATCAAGATTTGATATTTTCTCCGTAGTAGTCTTCAAATCATCTTTAAGAGACTCTATTTTTTGTTGACGAAGTTCCTCGGTCTTTCTTTTTTCTTCATCAAGTTCTATCTGGCTTTGTGCTGTTGCTTGTTGCTGAGCCTGTAAAAGTTCACGTTTCGTCTCTAGTTGGGAACGCATTTGTGCCGAAATAACGCCCTCTTGCTCGGCTGCATCTAACCTTGCCTTTACAAAGTCATCGGACACAGCAGTATCTCCAACAATACTTGCCAAGTCTTGTTGTTTGCTTACTCGCTCTTGCTCTTTGTCCTTACCCAGCGACTTGTAGTTTGAGTTCTCTAGGTCTTGCAAACGCTTGATTTCAGCATCAATTCCCTTCATCATATCATCGGCTTGTTGCGCTTCCTCTGCTTTGCGAATAGAAGCAGCCGCCATTAATGATGCACGATAAGAACCAACAGCTATTGTAGCTACACCAATAACTTTTATTACCTCTTGCCAATTCTCTACCATAGCAGAAATAATTGACAATCCACTAGAGAACACGCCCTCGGATTTTTTGCCGATTTCGTTGAACGCTTGCTGGATGGAATCGCCAATGTTACTCCACTGCCCCTCCAAGGTCTTTGATTGTTGTTCCATCAAGCCTCCGAAGCGTCCACCTGCTTGCGTCATGTTGGCGATAGCTTCCTTGAAGATGTCTGATGTCACTTTACCCTTGGAAACAGACTCTTGAACCTCCGTTGTGTTTTGGTGTAAGATTTTACCCAATTCTTCTGCTAATGGGACACCTCTACCCATGAACTGACGCAAATCCATTGTGAACATTCTTCCTTGCGAAACGGTCGTTCCATAAAGATAAACAAGGTCTCCAAGCGGAATGTTCAAGCCCGAAGCAATGTCACCAAGCTGGACAAGGGTTTTGTTAACATCTTTCGCTTCCGTTCCGTATGCCAAAAGTTGTTTTGCGCCACCCGTAATGCTGGACATATCGAAAGGTGTATGAGCTGCCGTTTGGATAAGTTCGTCCATCAATTGCTTAGACTTATCCGCACTACCAAGCATGGTATTGAAAGATATTTCAAGTTGCTGGAATTGGGAACGAGTATTAAAGATACTACCTGCCAGTTGTTCAAATCCTAAGCCACCAAGTAATGTTGCCGAAAGCATGTGAGCATCGCCAGTAACTCTTTGGAACAAACTAGTCATTCCTTCTCCAGCAGTCGGAGCTGACTTCATACGTTCTATCATTTGGCTCATGCTATCGGTCAACATATTTGTTGCCTCTTTTGCCGGATTTGCTGAACCTGCATACAAAACATACTCATTCCGCATATTCTCCAAGGTCTGACGAGCACCGACAGCACCCCCTTCTAAGTTCTTCAACTGAGCTGTTTGACCTGCCAAAGAGCCTTTTAAATAGTCAATATTCTTCTGTAAAGAATCTATGGATGACTTATCCGTTGTAACTCCAAGAGTTAATCTCTTGTTCGTGATTTGCTGTTGGATTTTCTCTATTCGGTCTTTGGTAGCTTGCATTTGAAGTTCATAGTTATAAACTTCCCTTGCGGCTGCTTGCATCTTCTTATTAAACTCGGAAGACATCACGTAAGCGGCTCTTGAAGCAGCTTGTGTCAAGTCCTTTAAGCGATTGCTAGCATCCGCATATTTTTCCGTCAAATCCGCAACAATAGCTGGGTCGGTTGACTTATTGGTCTTCAATAACTCAGCCCTCAACTTTTCACACTCGGAACGAAGTTTCGTAACCTCCTCGAAATTCGCTTTGACATCGAATCTTAATTCTGCCATATTTTATGTTTTATTGGCAAAATTAGCTAATAATCAAAGGAATAACGAAAGAATAAAGGTGTGCTATTTCACTAAAGATTTAAGTGCAGAAAATAAGGTCTAGACACAAAAAAGCCTTCCACATTCACATGCAGAAGGCTCTGAGTTCTTTATCTATTGCAACAATGAAGCCACACGCCTAAAAGGTAGCGGCTACCAAATCTTTTTTTATTTCATTCATACAATGCGCCAAACGTTCATAAGTTTTCTCGCCAGCTTGCTTTATGCCTTTACTATATTGACGCATCAATGAAGGATTGACACCTGCTCGTTTTGCAATCTCTGACACATTGAGGAAAGAGAAATAATTAAAGAAAGATTGCAAGTCATACTTGTATTCAAATTCAACGTCAGGAAACACTTCTCCATTCTCTTTTGCATCCACTTTTGCCAACGCCAAACAATCCATTAAATCTTGCTTCGCAGCGGCAACAGTTTCTCCACAAGAGTTTAAGCCAACCTTACCTATTCCATCTTCGGTATGACACCAAAAAGACCCATCCTTGGCTTGTTCTACAATAACTTTAATCTTCTTCATATATATATTCGTTTATCTTCTTAACAAAAAAAAGAGTCCTTTAAGCAATGAAGAGAGAAAGGTGGGGATTACTCCCCAACCAATTCTCTTAGAATACTATGAGCGGTGCCTGTGGCGACCTCTCTAGCGTGTCTTGGCACGAATTGAGACTTTCCCGTTTTAGGATTAGTCCATTTTTCATGTCCCGAACCTTGTCGAGACAGGAAGCATCCCGCTTCTCTCAGTCTCTTAATCAATTCGCTTTTCTTCATTGTTACAAGAACTCTTTTGTCCTTAAGACATTGCAAAGATATAACTTTTTTGTTATATAGCCAAATTTTATGGTAACATTTTTGCTATATTAACCACAATTAACCAAAAAGAGCCACCCCGAAGGATGGCTCACTATACTGTACTATACTTTACTATACCATACTGCACTTTACCCTACTACACTAGACTTCACCGCACTCCACTACACTTCACACCACTTTTCTGTTGTACACTGCACTTCATTTAATGACTTCTAGCTTATAAAGCTATTGCCTTATGTATAAACGTAGCTACCAATATCGCTAATGTAGAGAATGCAATATGGAAGCTACAAAACCATTTCTGATTTCGTTTGCAAAGGTAAGCATAATTTCTGAAACACGCAAATTATTTAGTGCATCTCTTTATTCTTTTAAACTTTATTTTCTTTTAGAAACTTATTTTTAAAATTACACTTTATTATAATCATAACAAAGTAAAGCTCCATAGCTAATCTGATAATTTATTAAGATTATCCTTTAAGTCTATGAAAACATAATCCTTTGCCGTTATTTTTATAACTTTTGTTTTTGCTTTTGGGTAATCCAACAACCCCTCTCCCCAAACATCACATAATGTCAACTTTACACGTTCGCTTCCATGCAACTCTTCAATCAAGACAGTCTTTGATATTTCATCATCAAGCTCATAGAGCTTGCTAAACAAGGAAGATACGTTTTCAGAATACTCTAAAAGCGTTCCGGTTGGTCTCTTTGTTAAAGATTTGATTTTTTCAATTATCTCTAATTCTTTTTCAAATTTTTCTACTAATTGCTTGTCTGACTCTTCGTTTTTTGCCAATAAAGACAAATCACTTGCCATTTTGTTTACACAGCTATCCACTCTTTGAAAAGACCCGACCTTATCATAAAAAGACCATCTCCAAGACATTGCCTTAGAAAAATCATCGCAACTTACGATTTTATTACTCATGTTTATTGCCACTTCGTTTTCTATTGAGCTATTCCAATTCGTAATAAAATCAGCTGTTATAAATTTTAGTCCATATATAAGGCGAATCGAAGACATACGTATATCTTTAGCCTTAGACTTGCAAATAGCAGCATTCTCTGCCTTCACTTGGTTGGAATGGTACACGTAGCCACCAATTCCGCCACCTATCACAACGATAGCTACGATGATGGCAATTATCACTTTCTTCTTCATAATCACATTTATTTAAACTGTTAATATCCTAAGTTTACGACACTCCAAGAGCCATCACTATTCTTCTTGACAACACCATGCAAATCTACGAATTTTTTCTGACCACCATAGGTTGAACGTAAAGAATAAGAAACAGTGACCTCACGTCCACTAACGCTTTCTTTCTTCACCTTGAATACATTGGAGCTTTCCGCACCTACGGAACTTGAAGCATTGCTAACATTCCACTCTTTTTGAAGAGCATCCTCTATTGAATACAGGTCTTCATCCGAAACATACACATCGGTCTCACTAGAAGAACTGATAGCATTTGCTTTTTCGTATTCTCTTGGGTCTTCACGCTTCCCATCTCTCACGATATATACATAATGACATGATTTCAAGTCTTTCACTATCAACGATTCCAAATTCCAATCTTTAGGATTCCTATAAGGAATTGAGACTTTCATATCATACGCAAATTTCCCATTTTTTCCTTCCACAACACCCTCTACAGTTCCTTTATCACTAAAGCTACCATTCTGATCATTATAACCCTTATTGTTATAAAACTGACTATCAATCACCTTATAGCTTTTGCCAAAATATTTTTTTAAAACCAAGTCACGTTTTGGCATACAGGAATCCTTGGATATAGCTCGTATTTCATGCTGTTCCCACTCTTCAGCTATCATCTTGTCTCTTTCAGAGGCAACCTTTATTGCGTAACCACAAATGACAACAATTACTGCAATAATGGCTACGTAAGCAATTTTCTTCATAATCACATTTATCTAAATTGTTAATATACTAACTTTACAACACTAAACCTGTTAATTCGTTTATTTACGAATTGGATGTATTCCTATGATACGTTCGACATCTTTATCGAAGAATACTTCATATCTTGTACATTTTCTATTTTTGTCTATATACGCACCATTAATCTTATCAGGAGAGATAACAACATAATAACCACATAATTCTGTATGATTATTAATCATGCCAATCTCATCAGCTTTTTCCAACAGATTTTTTGCATTTTGCTCTTGTCTTTGTATCTCATTATAAACATAATTGATATTACTACTAGACAAATACATATTCCTAGACAGCGAGTCGTTGCGCCACAAACTATTATAAGCAACCATAACCATTTCGGCAGAAGCAGGATTGCATTGAAATTCCTCTAACTTCTCTACATTGGCGCGCTCAAACCCTCTTGCCTTAATAAGGGCATCTGCTTTGTTTTCCTTTGATGTGCAACTAGTCAACAAGAGCACAACAAAAGAAATAAAATATAAGACCTTCTTCATATTCTAGACATTTAATAATATATTTACATTTACTTCTTATCTATCTCTTAGAAGAACAAACACTTTTGCGCTAATTTTCAATGACTTGTATTTTTATTACAAAAGTATTGTTATTTTACATTTCGGCTTCATTATACTCATAATCCCAGAGGAACAACTTGCCTTTGACGTTTCTAATCGGCTCATCGAACAATTTAGCATTCTTCAAGAACCAATGATATTGGAAATCTTCAGCAAATGCATCCGGATAAGCCTCATGAAATTGAATATCATCCAACTCTACACTGCCGATAATGGCTGACGTTGGCAAGTCTTTGAAGTCCGGAATAACAATACCATGCTCTTGGCAATATTTCTTCATTGCGCTCTCCTGCCATCCGTCAAGTTTTTCAGGTTTAGCTTGACTAGCATGAATAAGGAAACGACCACGGAACTTTCTATTCCATGTTCTATTCTCAATGGTCTTGCAGCCGATAGCGATTAACCAAGCATATGGCTGACGAATTGATAATACTTTCATAAGCTCATTGTTTTATTATTTGCATCCGCAAAGGTAACAAAAACCTTCGAGAAATACAAGGAAACTCTAATTTATTTTCATGTTTTCTAAAAATAATCTTGAAATAGCTTGCATCCTTAAGGCGGTAAGAGGTTAAATCCTCTTCCGTCTTTTCTTTCTAATTCTGTCCCAATCCGGTTTAAGCACATCCATCGTGCCGACCATCGCCTTGTACTTGTCGCCAAGTTCGCCCTCGTTCATAGATGAACGGAAAGTATATATCTTGTATCGTTCATGCTCAGGAACATATAATCCCACCATCAAGGAACGGACTCCATCTACCTCCTGCTCCGGTGCTATCAATACAAGCCCCTCGTTCATGCTTTCCAACTTGAAAATCTTTGAGGTGACAACCTCATAATAGTCTAGTATATTCATATTCTTGTCTCCTATAATTAGTTTGTACGTTCAAGCACTTCAATATACTGAATAGAGCTACAATCAATATATTTACGTGTAAACACTACTGTACTTCCACTCCCAATCATAAGTGTTCTGTTCTTTGTATTGCAATTGAAAGAGGTTTCACCACCAACACTATTGAAGTCGAAACTTATCTTTGCTCCACCTACCAAGTTGATATTTCCTCTAAGACCTTTATTCTCGGCTTCGCCCAATATCACATTCACATGACCTGCATCCATATTCTTATCTAATCAATTGTTAAACACCTTTTTTACTAAATATGCGAATGATGGAATCGCTATCAATGTAGTCACAACTTCCATCCGTATCAATTATTGTCACAATATGTTCCTCTTCGTTGTAGATAACATCATCTGTAGTAGTAAACTTCTTTATATGCTTACTAAAATTTACATGAGATACCTGCCCATTTACAAGTGTAATTGTCACAAGGCAACCACACTTCTTCGCAACTTCTATAACATTTTTGATAAAATCAATCTTCATAGCTTTATTATTTTAATTCTTGTTCTACGATGTCAAAATTGTCCCACGTTTCTCCTTCGCTGTCTGAGATATGGAAGAAAGAATCTGAGATATTGTATAGATAATCATCGCAATTTAAAACTCGCTTGTAATTCTCCAAAGTGTTCATCCCTTTGTGTCCTATCGCTTTTCTTGCCTTATCTATGGTAGAGAAGACTTCTGCATCAACCTCCACTGCTTCACCCAACCCATGTTGGTATGAAGAAATTACTACATATACTTTCATCGCTTAAACCTCCTTATTTATTATGCTACCTTAGATAACGTTTCTTTGTCAATCTCAATCCATTGGCAAGCATCCTTGCGGAAGAAGATGTCCGAATCGAACCGCTTGCCATCCACGATAATGTGGCTACTTTTGCATTCGAACTTATGGTTTCGGGTTAGTGGTATTAAAAGGTACGTATTGCACTCATTCTTGTCGTACACTATCGTCAAATCCGTGCCGATAACTTGTGATACCACCTTGCGTTCATCTGAGCTTAAAACGCCAATCTTGCCATCATGCTTAACGTAAAGAGCATCCATCAAATTCTTATTCATATCTCTTAAATGTTTAATATTCAAAGTCCGGTGCAGTTTAGCGTGTGCCTCACGAAATCTATTACAAGTCACACTCGTATGAGTATTGCTTTTTCAGCTTGTTCAATGCATTCTCGGTAACGTAGTAAATGTTATCGAAATATTCGCTTTTCTTGATGCTTCGGCTTTCCTTCAGCTCTACCTTGTGATTGAATGTCACTTCGTAGCGGTTTGCGATGCTTGTAATCAAGAAATCGACCTCACGCTTATGTCTGTCCAGATCGGTCTCTTTATACTCACCACGCTTGATAAATGCGTCCTTGTTCGTCTCTTCGATGGTTGCAACCATGTTGCCTTGCATCACGATAATCTTTGCGCTCATATCTAGTTTCTTTTTAAATCGTTAGAAATCTGTTATGCAACTCTCATAAGGTTTGCCTTCTTGAAACAACGCCATTCTTCTTTCTCGGTATCAAAGTACACTTGGCAAGTGTCATTCATCTTGCGACCTGCACCCTGTGTAGCTGGGATAACCTTCTCGCTCAATGTGCCGAATGCCTCACGCAAGCTGCCATCAACCTTCTGAAAGTAGAACTTCACGATGCGCTTCTTCATCTGACCCTTCAGCTTGATGTTCATCCAAGCGACCTTTAAAGCCTCGCTCATTGTGTAGCCATTCTTCTTGATGAACTGCCAAGCAAGCTTCATTACCTCACTCAATGTATTTCTTAATGTAGTAGCCATAATCACTATACCGTTTTACGAGTGCCGACTCGGCTGCATAACAGCAATTAATAGTTAAACTTTAAAGCCTTTATCTCTTAAAGACATTGCAAAGGTAAGTAATTTTTGTATAATCACCAAATATTTTGAGAGAAAAATCAACATATTACTTTATTTTTAACCTTTATTATCTAACTATTACTTACTTTTTACAGCTTTTAGCACATTATTACTTTATTTCTTTGTATCTTTGCACCTAAATAATCAAAATATTACTTTATGATAAAAAGCAACATTAAAAGCGAATACCTTATTAATATAAGTAAGCGCATTAAGTATTATCTAGATTTACGCCAAATGAAGGCTAAATCATTAGCAGATGCAATAGGAGTTACCGCTAATGCCATTTCACTTATAGTAAATGGCAAAACAACTCCCAGTATAGATTCATTACATCAAATTGCTATTGCATTAAATATAGAGGATTGGCAACTTCTTACAGATGAGCAATTGCAAAAGGTTCAACTAGAGCAGCCATCCGTTCCGCAGTCTCCGGCTATCATCTGCCCTCATTGTGGCAAGCCTATCGAACTGGAAATTAATGCAAAGGAGGGGAAATGATATTCCTCTCCTTCCACTCTTCTATTCTTTCTCCTTCAAAAAGCCTATACCTGCATGAACATTACCCAACTTATACCAAGACTGGTCTAAAGTCATAACATAACTACTGAAGGATTCTTCCCCAATATCAAGGGTGAAGTCTTCATCTACATCAGGCTCTCCATGTCTTACGTACCCCTTATTCGGGGTGTATAGCAATCTATGATATGAGCCGCTCTCACAAATATAAAGTCCGCTATTACGCCAATCGGAACTCCAAAATTCCGGTTTATTCACGTAACAAAGCATTACATCACCATCGTAAATAGGAATACTATGACTTCGCTCATCCTTTTCTCCAACAAACTTTTCGCTGTCAACATTGTCAGACTGACGGATAACAGATACGATGGAGTAACCATTTCCAATAAAGTCCGCTATATCAACATATGTTCTTTGCTCTCTAAGGTCAAATTCCAGTTGGCTTCTCACGCCATCTTTCTCAAAGATTACAAGTATTCTTGTATACTTATCACCAAAATTGACCATACTTAGAATCAAGCCGTTGTTCATGTAAGACGCATAAGCTTCTTTGGCTAGTGTTAATACACGCTCTAGATATTCCAATGGCTTGTATCTAACTAACCAAGACTGACCTTTTTGCATCTTTTGCAAGTACGAATACATGTTCATCGCCTCGCATTCATCTATTCCATGCTTCTTGCAGACCAACTTGAACTTATCCGGATAAACACTAGTTACAAGTCTATCCAATTCGTCCATAGCTTGCATAGCCTTCAAATAATCATTCGCTTCCATTTTACTAATCTTTAAGTTTCTCAATTATATAGCCACGACCTGTATAGGTGCAAGACAAGCCGATATGCACTAGCTGATGTAAAAGCCACAATTCTTCAGTGAACGGCAATCTATCACACTTCACAAACTCATCTTCATCCTCAAAATCAGATGCCTTTTCCAATATTTCTTCCTTTGTCATTATCTTTAAATTTGTGCCCGAAAGCTGTTAATCCGCATCTTTTATTTTTTGTAATGTGTCAAGTATCACGTTTGCAATCTCAAACCTACCGACATTTGGATTCTGTGGGACACTATAACACAAAGCTTTTAAAAGCTCAAAACATTGATTCTCATATAATATCATACGCTTACTTCTTTTGATTAAAATACTTTTCCAACTCTCGAAGGATGAACATCCCTCCTATCTTGAAAGACTGTTCTATCACTACTCGATGTTCCTTAAATTCGTTTTGGCTTCTCGAAAACCGAAACGCTTCATTCTCTAGCATAAGCACAAACTTATTAAATTCTGCATCGGTCATTTGCTATCACCTCCTTTGATAATTAAGTCAAACAATTCATCTGCGTATATCCAACCATCCAAATAGTAAGCTTTAACTTCTAATTCCCACATTTCTTGATATGTGCCGCAATCAGTCTTGTACATCATATCGTATAGGTTGTAAAGATTTCTGTAACCGCAGTCTCTTGAGTATGCAAGAATCCTTCCTCTGCCAATTTGAGGAACTTCGTTAGCATTATGAATCAAATCTTTGAATATCTCTTTCTCTGCCCAATCAATGCCATCCAAGAAATGCTTATCGGCATTTTTATCTCTTTGAACCATAAAGCCGTTTTTGCTAACCTTTCTGATTACACGATAGCTTTTTCTTGCGTAATCTCTGGCGGCTTGGATTTTTTTCTTTATGTCTATCATAACTATTACTATATTAAAAAGGTAAATATGGACGTTCAAGAAAACTAAGTAAAACAGCATGTTCTTTATATGCGAAAGAATCTGTTCTTCCCATTCTCTCAAAGCGTTGCATTTGCCTTTTACAATGCTCTATAAGTTCCTTCTTAAAAGCTTCGTCCATATCTTAAACCTCCATATTTTTAGTTGTACCTATTAACTTTGCAGTCTCCTCATTGTAAGGAAGACAATATCCAAACCAAGCGTCTCCTGTACATATATATCCGTTAGGTGCTTTATAACTAAAGAAATCTATAGACCATCTATCTGCTTCGCTACATCTTACTACAACCTTATCAAAAGGTTTAAGCTCGACTTTTTTCTTCAAATCAACAATCATTTTCTTCTCAGCATCCCAAGCCTTGTCTTTCTTTGCGAGAGCGTCAAAGAGCTGCTGCTTCTCTTCTTCTGTGGCATAGCGCATAGAATAGTCTTTTGGTTTTGTAAAATAAGAACCCTTTTCTATAATTAAAGAATTATTCTCAAGCATTGTTACATAGCGATAAATATGTTCATCATCTTGACCTTCGTATATAAGTATATAGTGATAATTGTTAGAACTTTCAATTACACATAGTATATCACCATCCTTGAACTCTGGCTGAGCCTTCTCAATATCCAAAGTTTCAAGGTTTAGTATGCCACCTAATTTTCTTTCAATCTCTCTGACATATCCATAGGCAATATTGTTATCTAACTTGTCAAACTTAGCTGTTTCTGCATTTGATACGTCTTCGTAACCATCCCTACTATTAGAATAGCATCCGTTGAACTTTGTATAATCATCAGATGCCCATTCTTTGAAAATGCACTGAAATCCACAACTATTGATAAGCACATCGCCCTTCTTCCATGCGAATTTGCCCCAGTCACGCATATTCTTAGAAGGAAGGAGAATCCGTAAGCCTTCAAGCCAGCATTTTTCTGTACCTAGTTTTGAATAATCAAACAAAAGAGTACTGCCTACTTCATTAGTTGATGTACATTCTATATAAGTACCAACGTCTGTTGTGTGGACTTTATCTAACTCTACGTCTATATTGCGTAATAAGTCGTACAACTTAGTTCCTTGCGGCTTATCCTTTAGGATTTCCGCTACATTAATCTTATTTCCCATATCTGACTTTTTTATATTCATTTATTCTTCACTAAAATATTTCTTAACAAACACTCGTTCGGTGAGCCATTTTCCAAACCCCACTCTAAAGTAACGCTTTGATTTACCTTTCGCAAACCCATATTCATCACGAGGTGTATTTACACTTAGGTGTATCTTAGGAACATGGTTCACCGATACGTATGCAGTTATATATTCATCCGAGAATGCCAAATGCTGAACTTCACGGAACTTTACACTTTTAAAGAACATTTCCTTCATAAGCCTTAGTCCTTATAGATTGCATCAAGAATGCTTCTGAAATTCGGATTATCAATAACGGCTTGGGCATCTTCTTTGTTCTTGAAGTAAATAGCACCTTCGTTATAAACACTACTAGAAGTAATACCGTATTCGCTGGTTCGCATGATATTATGCTTGCATTCTTTAGAATTCCAATCCGGTTTCCAATCTCCATTATAACATTTAGCTATATCCATTAACTTATCCAATGCAACAATTTTCTCTACATTACTATTAGTAACATTAGCAACGACAGGACTAAGACCACGGTCTATTAAAGTAGATATAACATCCTCATAGCTGAAGGGTCTCTTCTTGAATGCTATAATGCCCGCTTTCAAGTCACTTTTTTCAATATCCACTTCCATTCCTTTAGGAATATCTATGATTAACTTATTATCTAGCATTTTCATTTTTCTTATGTTTCATTTCCAAAATATATTTTTTATTCACAACCAACTCGAAGAACTTATATTTAGCATGCATATAGTTGCGACCTAAATCAACTCCACCGACAAATTCTTCTCTATACCAAGAGATTGCCGTATATTTTACAATATCATGCTCTTCCGGATGATTCACACGACCATTCCACACATCTGTGCGAACCAAATCGCAATACCCATCAGGTAATTTGGCACGTATCATTCTTGTGTTCTCCGCATCAATATAGACGTTTTTGTATTCCAAATCTACGCCTAAAATTTCCTGATTAAGCTTTGCTACATCCATATCTCATTAATCTTAAAGCACTACGTTGAAGATCCCTCGGTTTTAACGGATTTTTCTTCAACATTTTATTCGCTTCGTTTCGTATCTTGCGGCTTTTCCACTTCTTTGTAAGACGCATAGCCTTTAACAAACGATGGTCTCCAGCTAGCTTTCCTGCATCCTTCTTGCCACAATAATAGCCTTGCCTATATGCCCAATATCTAGTCTTATAGACTTGCTTCATTATCTTCTTAGCTTGTCTTATTTTCATATCAACCTCACTTTCTATGAAAAAACGTTCCATGACACCAATCGCTGCTTTCAACATACTTATGTAGTTTAGTACATCTTCCTGCAAGCATACCATTGAAATGTTTACAACGACTGCATTCCTTTGAAGTTCTCAAAATTGAACGAAACAAACTAACGTTGGCACTCGGCATATTTACCTTATTCCATCTGATAGTTGCTTTCTGATAGAGATTCTTTAATCTAGGAATGAATCTACTCTCTTTCTTGAATGTATATTTTGAATCGAAGTAACGTGTGTCCGTTCCTTTCGCCATCATATTCAAGATTTTCTTAGCTTGTCTTATCTTCATATACTACTTGTTTTTATAAATTTCACATGTCCCCTCATAAATAGTGTTATTACTATAAATGTCATTATATTGCGAAATGGAAACCAATTCGTTTGCCTTCATTCCCTTAAGAATTTCATCGTACACACTTTCTATTGCTCTTCTCTTCAATTGCTCCATGCCAGATTTGTCACGGCAATAGTATTGCATTTCAAAATTCGACATTGTAACTCTTGAACGAAGCTTAACGACTTGTGGCTTTATGTATCTGACCTCTATCTTTGGCTTGATGCCTAGTTTGTCAGCTAGCCATTGTTTCCATTTCGGTTTTACATCTTCTCCATCCAAGCAAACAAGAAAGATGTAAATTAGACTAACACTTATATATAAAATTTCCATACGCTACTTCTTTTTATCGAATTTATTGCCAATAACCTTAAATCTATTTAATGAATCTTTCTCACTCAGAAGGTATGTTAGTGCAACGCAAAAGTCGCGACCATTCTTAGCGAGCAAACAAAATGCGCCATATTTAAACACTACTATTCCATCAGGACTATCATTGGTGACATTTGAAAGTATGTCACCTTCCCAAATCTCATTGCCTTTGCAGTCTTTCAGCCCTGTGAACTGACAGACGGTAGAATGGTTAACTTCATAAGTGATATTTCTGTTCAACATACTTTCTTTCTGACGATTTTCGATGATGTAGGTGTTACCACATTCGCCATAAAAGTCACCTTCAACCCATTCACCATTATCAAGACGTTTAGCCTTGAACCTGATATTTTCTATTTTCATAAGCTGTTATTTTAAATCACTTGCACAATCAGCAATGCCAACACTATATCTCTCGACAAACTCAGCAGAGCGTGCTGCCATTCCTTTAATCATAGCTTTCTTGTGTGAGACGTTACCAGTAGTTAGAGTATCAGCTTCTTCGGCAATGTTATTAAACCACTTGATAATCTTTTCTCGTAACTCATCCGTTATTACATATTCTTTCATAACTATTCTTCTTTAAGTTCTATGTGATTCTATAAACTTACTCAAATCGAGAGGGAACTTCTTTTTAAGTTCTCTTTCACGTTTACGTCTCTCCTTCCTTGTGGGTGGAGGAACGTATTCATCTAAGAATGCAAACGTTTTCTTGCAATTAGTATTTAATACTGGAATATATACATCCAATAATGCCTTTAATAATTCTTCCATATCAATCTTCTTTAAGTTCTACTGGCTCATCGCTCCAAGATAACTCTCTTCCGATGAGCTTCTTGATGCTGCCTTTTGGAATATGTATACAATCAAAGCACGACATAAAACGAGTTTCTTCTCTAGAAGGTTGTGCATTATAAATATACTCTGTACCATCCATATCAACTGCTACCCATGCCATAACTATTCCTCCACTTTTACACCGAACGGAGTTCCGTCGGCAAATAACAAATTCTTAAAGCTATTTTCAAATGTCTCATCTTCATATCCACGGAAGTGACAGCCATTAGTAACTAAGCATGTAAATGCACGATGTGTTTGATAATTAGCAAAGTACTTATCTTTAACAACACCAAACGGCTGATGCTTTAACATTTCTTGCCAGCACTCTTCTGCATCCTTGAATGGACGGAACTTTGGCTCTGGCTTAACACGATAAGATTTGGGATTATTTATAAGAGTTTCAAGAAGTAATCCGTCCTTGTCACCATCTAAATCTACCCATTCTTTATAAGTAGCTGCAAATTGGATAATTTTACCTTCTGCTAATGCTTGAAGAATAGGCATTACCTTATTAATATCTTTGCTATAAATCTTTTCCATACTCTAACCCATATAATTTTTTATTCTTCTACACTTTCGGCACTCTTCAAAATTGATTCTGCCAATTTCTTTATATACATACTCATGGTGACAAGTAATATTTTGCTTCCACCATTTCTTTAAGAATAATATTATATCTCCTATCATATTCAATTCTTTAACTTTTTAATTAGTAAATTACTTTTCTTACTAAAGATTTATCTTTATAGAACTTTGGAACTCTACTAACCTGCCACCAAGAATAGCATTCGTCACTCCAAGGTTCAATCCACACTGGTTCTTTTGTGTCTTTATCTTGGCAGTATACAATTCCACGTACTTCATCATTAAGCAAGAAAGCCTCTACATCAAAATCCAAATCGTCTAATGTTGCATAAGTCTTGCAATACTCATTGCGTTCCATAGTGCCTTCCCTTACGAACAACTCAAAATCATTGAATAAATCTATTTTTAGTATCTCTAAGTTATTGCTTTTAACAACATCTAGAAGAGACTTTTTGACGTTCATTTTGCTCATTTCCTATCCCTCTTTTTATAGTCATTGCAATCCATAGGAATATGATCTGCTAACTCTTGCCAATAACACCTATTATCGTAATAACAAGTTTGACATTTTTGAATCTTTTCATTCATTACTTATTCTCCTTTAAGTTCGACAGGCTCATCTTTCCAAGACAATTCTTTTCCGATGAGCATTTCAATACTACCTTTAGGAAGGTAACAGCAACCGGTATTTGCGTACCTCGGCCCATATAAATATACGACAGAGCAAATCCATAATGTATTACTTTCATTTCTGCAAGGTTTTTCTGCAAAAATATGTTCACAGCCACTTTTATCTACTGCTAACCAAGACATAACTATTCCTCCAATTTTTTAATTAATAAATTACATTTCTTATCAAATAGTTTATAACCACTACGGAGATACCAATCTAGAACAAATCTTTCAGATTCATCTTTATCAAATTCCAATCCGATTTTCTTCACCCCATTTAACTTAGCCTGTTGTTCTGCGAGTTGTAACAGGCGTTGTGCAACACCATTTCTTCTATAAACAACATCAACCCAAAGAGCGTATATTAGAGCATCAGCCTTGCCGAAAATATCACTAACATATAATGGAATAGATATTTGAACAGAGCCATGATTTTCTTCATCAGTTATTAAAATTCTGATTTCATCCTTCCATGTCTGTTTTTGTATCATACTCACTCCTCCAACTCTTTAAGTGCATCCTGCAAATTGACAATCGCTTTTTCAAGTTCTTTCTGTCTGCCTTCTATTACCTCTGTCTTTTCATCAAAGATAGCAGAACATGCATATACAGAAGCAACTTGCATTTTAGCATACTGTATTTTCTCGATAGCTTTTTCTTTGTTCATTTCTTATCCTCCTTTGCCTTTTTAAGATAAAATTCTCCCCAATCTTCAAAAGTCCAATCTCTTGTGTTATGAGTAAGATTGAAAACTTCCGTATCTTTCTCTAACTGGAGTAATAGCCAAGCATAATCTTCATATCGCTTCCTTAGCAATCTCTTGCGACACAATCTTACATGCTTGTATAACTTATAATCAGCGGTTGCAGCATCAAAGATTATTTTACCTACTATTGCTAACAGATAAGCAGATATAACCCCTAATGCAATCCAACCTAATATTGTTATTACTAAGTCCATATTCTTTTCTTTTTGCCCTCCCTAATAATTGATAATCTTCTGTGTTTTGCGAACCTTGGCGAAAAACTCACTGACTTCTTGTGAAGTTGCTTCTCTCCAGCAGCTTTTCTTCATCCAATTACCTATACCATTGGATTTCTGAATCATTCCATCGGAATCCTCACCAATTATCACGCCATATCCATCAGCGTTAATAAAGCCATCATGGATAAACACTTTACCATCACCATCAACTAAGATAGTACCTGCTTTATATTCACTTAATCTCATATTCTATTCTTTTTACCCTCTCCCTATTGCAGGAGAGGGTGGTTAGTTACTTAGATGGCTCAGTATATGAAACTGGTTCCCAAACATCATAAGCCGTCAGTAAAGCAGGAGCGATAACTGATGGAGCGAAGATGATTGAAACTACAACATCTGGAGCATTCAACTCGTAGTTAACACCTTCTACTTTGTTTTCCTTACTAGCCCAGCCATAAGGCTTTGCTGTAATCGTAGAGCCATCTTTCTTTTTAAAAGTCTTCTCGCTAGAACAAGAAGCGAACAAACTTGCAACGACTAAGGCTGCCAAAATAATCTTTTTCATATTACTTATATTTAATCCCATAAGGGGTGGTTAGTTAATTATTTCGTAAATTCTATCATATATTGTGCAAGCACAGAACCTACATAGCATAATGCCATAAGTATTGCTGCAACTGATGCAATTACAAATTCCACTGTTCTCAACTTCGGTGTTGCTAACCAAAATATTGCACTAACTATCAAAAAGATAGTTCCTAAAACTGTTAATAATGCTACCATATTTCTATCTATTTATATCCTTTGCAGTATGGTTAATCAATCTTCTTGACACTATCAATTTCCATACTACATAGTACAAACTCTCTATTGGAGCGAGTGCCATCTTTCTTAGCAGGGTTGATTCTTACCTCAATCATGCCAGAATATCTTGCGCAATATCGTTCTGGAATAATGCTTGCAATCCAACATACATTACATCTTGAACAGCTCACTTTGTCACCAACCTTGTATGGTAGACTTTCGATGTACTCCTTCACATCAGAACAAATCTGATTGTTAGCATCATTGATAATACTTTGTTGCTTGGCAACCTTTGCTTTTAATTCTTCTTTCGTCATATCTTTAAATTTATGCCTCAAAGGCGGTTAGGATTTAACTATATAAAGTTGTTCATAAATAGTAGATTTCACAACAATAGGTTCAGAACCTAAGTCGTTATCATCTATCTTGATGGCAATTTCCATATCACCCTCTTCATCGTAAACATCTTGAAGCTGTTGAATAAATTCACTTATACGCATTCTATTATATTTTTATGCCCGAAGGCGTTAACCACCTAACATATCGCTAATGTTTAAATACTTCTCTCCAACACCTAAGTTTCTTACCTCACAGAAACCTACTTCTGAAATTGTGCTATCATCATCATATATCTTTGTGACGTGTAATTTGTCTATATGACAACAATCATCATCACTTACCTCAAAAGCAATAGGCAAGTCTCCGTGTTTTGCCTTTATTTTCTCTAAACTTTTAACCAAATCACTTATTTTCATACTAATATCTTTTATGCCATAAGGCGGTTAAACATCAAATCTTTCTGTCTTGATGAGTTATTATCTCACATTCATTTCCTCTACGATTCCAATAACCGCATTGGTAACATTTTCTTCCATAGAAAGGGCAATGGTAGTTTACTTGTGTTGCTACACTCATACCTACACCTCCATTTCTTGTTTAAGTCCTAGACCGAAGAGAAAATGCTGGAGTTCGTGGCAGTATTGTATCTCTACCATATTATTTCCATCAACCTCTACATATAGATGACCTTTATTAGATTTATGCTTAAAGTCTATCCCAATATAAGAAATAAACCCTTCTGCTACATCTAAGTAATAGTACCATCTGTTTTGTGTTCTCCACCCATTCTTCTCTAGAATCTCAGGAGTGAGAGAAATCGGAACAATATTATCCTTATCAGCATATTGAATTTCTCCGTTTGGGAACTTGATTTGATATGAGAGTACTTCATTTTCGTTTTCCGTACCAATTACCTCAACGATATATTTCTTTATACCTACATATACAGAGACCAAATCTCTTGGAATGTATTCTAACTTATCCATAGCTTAGTCCTTTTTATTAACGAAATCCTCATATTCACCTATCGTGATTTCCACGAAGTCTTGATTTTGCTTCTCAGCTCTAATACTATTATCGAAGTAAACGAAAATGCGTTCTTTGTGACGTAAAAGCTTGGTGATGGAGAATCGGCTGACGTGCGGAACTTCGATATTCAGTTCCTTCAATATCTTGAAATGATGAGTAAAGGATTTATATGATGTAAGTACTGCTGCTATTGCCTTACCTTGCTTACTACGCTTGTTAGGCGCAATAGCTACATAGTAACCGTCCTCCAATTTTACACCGTCTATCTTCTTCCACACCTTCTTATCTAGCGTATCGTAACGCTCAGAAAGAACCAATATAGCAGTAATCTCGTGTACTCTTGTGATAGTTCTGTTAGGCTGATAGCCCTGATATTTTTTAAATTCGAAGCCTACGGCTTCTTCCACTCTTTCCATGTAGGCTTGATACTCTTTTTCTTCAGCTTCGAGAATACCTTTAATGTATTCGTAAGCCTTACTTCCCTTTTTTGCTTCGTACAACATATCTCTTTACTTTTTACGATGATTATACTTATCACAACACCAAGTAAACTGACAAGCCCAGCACTTTGAGCCGTCACACTTATCGTTATGCAATTTATACTTATCCATACGCTTTACTTTTTACGATGATTAAACTTCTTTATAGCATCTTTCCTTGAAGCTGCCATAATCTTAACACCCTTGATGGTGAACTCATGCTGTTCCTTCGGCTGACACTTCTGCTTATCGGAAGGAATATTGCCTTTCGGAACATTAAATCTAATACGTGGAAGACCAAAAGGAAAATCACTCATTTGGTATTCCATTTCAGTTTTCATACCAATCATTGATAATAATCCATTCATACGCTTATATTTTTAAATTGCTATCTAATTGCAAGCCAAAAAGAATATGTTGGAGTTCATCTACACATTTTATCATAACAGTATCGTCTTTTCCGTCATTGAAAGATACTCCGATAATTTCCAAGAAATTATTATATCGCAAAGTGAAAGGGTATTCTTGGTGTTTATACCACCTATGCCCAAAACATTCTCCTTCAGAGCGATAACATGTCCATCCATTCTTTTTAAGAAACTCTTCCCAAATATGAACGTGCATAATATCATTTTGACAAATTTTTCCCAAGCTTTGCCCATCAATAACTTTCAAGTCGTAAGAATAATCTATATTGAACGGATAGACGCTACAGACAATACAAATAAATCCGTGACTATAAACTATATCGCCCACCATATAACGAGGTGGCTTTCTAAATTCTTTCTGTACCATACGCTTTACTTCTTAAAACGCAATTCTAAAATCCTTACCTTTCAAAGTAGGCATCTTTTTAAGGACGAACTTCTCTAATTCTTCAAAATCTATCGGGAAGAGCGCACAATATTTATACTTTAATGTGCATATGAATCTTCCGTTGAACATTACATCAAAGATAAATGTTTTCATTACTCACCTCCTTCTTTTGGCAGTATGTCAGATAAATAAGCCCACTTGATGATTTGGCATCTGCTAATCGAATGTCTCCAAGATTCCTTATTCCAAAGGATGGATTCTTTAAATTGTAGATAAGCATCGTTATCAAAACCAAGGGTAATAATATCGCTCTTGCTCTTATCTGGCTCTTTTGTATTTGGATGCCATAAATTCTTCATCAACTCATTGATAGCCCACTTAGCGCCAGCCTTGAAGCTATCTTTGCCCCTAAGACAAATCATTTCTTCCTCAACCTCGCCACTATTGTATCTAGCATACTCTGTCTCAATATGCTTATTAGCAGCAGCTTCTATTTTCTTATCGTCAAAAACCATTTTATTAAGCTTCATAACCATTATTACGTAGTTCTTCAATTAAAATCTTAACATCTTCTATAGATTCTCTTGCAAGAGTTCGTAGATGAGTTCTGCGAACTGCTTCAGGGCAAGCGCATCTATTATCATGTTCATAATCTTCCCCTCGTTGTTTTACTTTATCTCTAAACAACTCGGCAGATTTCTCATACAAAAAATCTAATTCTATTTCAGATAATTTCATAATCAAACCTCCTCTTTAAATTCGGACTAACACTACAAGCCTTTATTTCGATTATCGAAAACATGCTCACCAAAAATCTTCTTAAGTACTTTCATATACCTAATCTTTTATATCTTTAATATAACACCACTTTGTGATGTTGTTTCTCCTTACATAATCTTTCCAATAAACAAAAGAGTAAAGATAATCAGCTTCGTACTTAAGACCTCCATCGTCTCCATCATACCATTCTGTAAGAATCCATTCTTCGTAGTTTGGAGCTTCTTTTGCAGAGTACCATTTAGTCATTGTTCACCTCCTTCCTTTGGAAGTAAATCACTAATATAGAGCCAGCTAATAATATCATAATTAGTTCCAATATATTTGAAATCGTAATCATACCATCCAAAATCGTGAAAAGATGATTGTTCTATTCTTTCTTCATCTTGAAACATCCCATGATTAGGATGATAAACAACTCTTACCAAACATGTTCTATTTTTATCAGGCATTTCGCTAGCAGGATGCCATAAGTCCTTAAGGAACTCTTCCTTAGTTAATCTCTTTTCCATTTTTCAGTCTCCTTCACATAAAGTTTCGTTAACCTCGTCATTGTATGTGTGAGTAACCGGATTGTACTCGGAATGGGTCGCATCTACCCTACCTTTCCGGTTAGTGAAATAGATAGCATTTCCATTGTCATAAAACCTGTACACTGTTATACTATCTACAACAAACAATTTCTCGACCTTGAATTTGTCAACAGAATCCGAGATTTGGACTCTTGTACCCTTACCTTTGCAACCTACCAAAATGGCGGCAACGGCTATTATCATAATTACCTTTTTCATATCAACTTCTTTTCTTCTTGAAGAATACGTCATTCATCGTACCCTAATATACTAAAGAACTCATCCATTTTTGAATTTAGATTGTTTGCCATTAACATATATGCCGGAACGGAGCGACCGATATTGCACTCTAACTTCAATGCATGTATCATTACTGAAGCTTGATGGCTTGAAATCTTAACCATATCCAATCTGGAAAGTATTTCGCTCTGCGAATCTGCATTACGAAACACTTTCTTGATAAGACTTTCTATGTACTTACGCTGCTTGTCCGTCATTGCTCTTATTGTGCTCAAGAGACTCAACCAAAGCCTTCAGACCATTGAAGGTAGCATCCACCAACTCCTTGCTATCGGAAGCATCAAAATACCAATTTCCAATAATCTTGCTATTATTTTCGGCAAACATCGTAATACTCGTATGAGTATTTGAAGACGACATCTGGATAGACTCCTTTGTTCTACCCATGAGGCTGGCAATCTTTGCCAACACCTCTACATAAACATTATTCTTTTCCACTTTCTTATTACAGTTTTTGTGGTGTGTCTCACCTTTTTAAAATTAGTAACCTTGTTTCTTAATTACAATGCAAAG